AGTGGTGACTTAAAGTAATCAATGTAGTCAGGGTTAATAATCTTCTGAACACCAGCACATTCTGTATTCCACATTGGTTCACGCGCAGTTGTAAATTCACCGCGATCTTTTGTAACATCCCAAAACTGATTAAACCTGTACTTGTTTTCTTCTTTTGAAAACAGAATCTCTATACCACTGGTAGAAATTTGTGGGTAGTTGACCAAGTCTAATGGAGCATTCTTGCCTTTAATTCTTAATTTAAGAAGCCCTGAAATCTGTTCAGAATTGTAAAGCACAGCCCTGTCAAAATTCTCATCAATAACATGATGAAAATCTTTCCCGTCATTGTAAAACTTGTAAACATCCAAGGTGTATTCTACACTTCTAAGCGTGGTTACAGCGTTTGGCGTAACCACAGGATACTCAATTTCCCATGCGTAGTTTGTGCCATAGTAATTGCAATAACTGTCCCAGCGGTTGTTATGTCTCCAAATAGCATTGTCTTTAATTGAAAGAAAATGTCTAAAGGAAGGTATTAACAGAGTTGGTTTCCAATCATGAAAACTTATCCACTGCTTATTTTTAGGATCATAACTCACTGTCCAGTGACAAGGCTTGAATACTGCAGGATTGTCAAAAGTACAAAAAGTTTTGGTAATTACAGGATTATTTCCAGAACCAGACACAGTCACAAAGTAAGGCACACCTGAAGGATCATCAAACATCAGGTCGTTTCTTAACGGCACATAGTCACGCTTTGTAAAATACACAAGTTCATATTGTGGATCATATACAGCTTGTATACCAATTCCAACAACAGGGTTGTCATAGTATGGATAGTCAGGATATGCTTTTAAAAACTTGCTGGGAAGATTTTCATTAAACCAAAACTTCATACCATTGCGTGAAATTTCCGTCATTCCTCCAGCATACTGCATAATTTTGCCTGACTGCTGTGAAACAAAAAATAAACCATGAGGTGTGTTAACTGCTGCCCTAGATGATATGCTACTTGCATATCCAATGGTGTCATCAGCATTAACAAGAGCTTGCATGTTTCCTTGAAACAGACCTCCATCGCCAATGGTCAGTTTAACACCCCCTGTTGTCTGAAGCTGATCTACACCTACAAACATTACAGGTTCAGCATCCTCAAAAAGAATCATAGCGCCTGTAGCATTAAGATTCTTAATTGTACTTATTTTTCCTGAGAAGTCTTTGTAGTTAAGCGCAAGATAATTTCTCCAATTATCTCGTCTAAGTCCAGACTGCTGTTGGAGGGAGTATATTCCTCTATCAGGGTAATATTCAAAGCATGTGGTGTATAGCCTAGGGTCGTAGTCACGGGGGAGTATAGAAGCCCATGATGCAAAGTTGTTGAAAAGTTTTGATGCGCTGAGAGATAAGTCATACTTAAAAAAGATTGGTTTTGTGATAAGATCAGATCTGAACATTGTGCTCAAATCATTAAAGGAATTTCCATAAACATCATAGAATTTCTCATAAGATTCCTGACCATAGTCGCGATATGCCATGTTCAGTTCACTCTCTGTAAAGAAATCTCTCACACCATTGTGAAACAAATACGCATAACTATTTTTTACTGTCAAAGCCCCTGTTATAGAACTTGGACGATCTAAGCGATGAAAGTCACTTGGTGTGTTAATGTCAATTATAGGTAATGTAAAAATACCATTTGGAAAAACGCGTATGGTAAAGTCTTGCGCGTCATATTTTTCAAAATTTACCCAGTAACGCGGCACAGGACCATTTACATAGTTACGATAATCATACTCAGTCCTGTTTGGCATGTCATACATCCAGGTGTTAAAGAACATGTAAGGATTCTTTTCTGTGTAACGATTTATGTACACATCTCCACCAAAAATTGGACCTGATGTAAATCTTTGCTCTGTTTCACTTGATGTCAAAAACACACATGATCCCGTAGGAATCTGTACAACTGAACTTAATTGGCCATATTGGTTTTGAAAATCTACCTTTACAGCACCATAATAAGCAACAGTAGTTGTAGTGATTTCATTTTTCAAAGGTTCACTGTGAGTAACACCACCATCTTTTACTCTATGCTTTGTATTATCTTGTCCACTCACAGGGTCTGACACAGTTGATGAAAGTTTTAATGCTACATACTTGTTGCGATTAAGATTGTTAATCCTATATGTTGCATCAAAATCGTGCAAGCCTGATCCTACATACTTGGCAGATGATGGTACAATTTGACGTCTAATAGACTTTTGTAATCCTCCTGGCACAGAACTATTACTCACATTAGAAAAACTAGAGTAAAATCCATGAGAATTATACTGCAGCATGTACTGGCGATCTTTAGACAGGTTTCTCAAAACTTCTAAAACCTGGTCTATTCCTTGACCAAAATAGTAAAGACTGCTTGCTGCCAATAGTCCAACACCAACAGCATTAACACCAGCGCCTACAGGATTTTGAACTGCTCCTGCGATAAGCGCAGGTAAAATAGTGGCAGGTCCAGACTCTGTTGAAGATCCTGTAGAAGCACCTGCAACAACAACTCCTGCTTCAACTGTACCTGAATAAGTTGTTTTACCAAGAGCATTTAGTAACGCTATACCAGCTCCAACAACTGCTGCAATAGCAAAAGCTCCGTCTGAAAGCAATACATGTTTGGGGTGCTTTTCTGGAAATTCATAACGACCTGTAACAGTGCCTCTCTCTTCTGTGTAAAGCTTTACGTAGTTTCCACCCAGGTAAGGTTTTACAAAGTTTGTTTCAGGAGAGTGAAAAGAAAAAATATCTCTTTTGTAGTTAGAGAGCTTTGATGCTGACTCAATTGTGCCTGGGTTAGCACTGCCGCTATCTAAAACAGAATAGTCATCTGTCAAAAAGTTATCCGGACGCAGATCATTATAAGGATAGTTCTGAATAAGACCTTTTCTTGAGTTGTTACCTGCAAGATTATACTCCAGCATGTTATTAAACATACCTTTTGCAACAACTGTGCGGTTGCCTTCGCGCGAACCTCTCAGAATCTCATAACCAATAATGTCTGTTATTGGCTGATTATTTTCATCTACAGGATGAGCAATATTGTAAAACTCAACACCAAGAACAATAATTTTTGTACCTCCTTGATTATGAATATGAATTGTTTCATTGGAAGGCATTTTGTGGTGCCTGATAGGTTTGCCACATAATGTATCCCAAATAGGTTCCTTATCATCAGGATAACGTTCTGTAGACTCCCAGTATGACATGTCACCCTTAGCAATAATAACACCGCCATCAGCTGTTGTTCCACCGGCGTTGTACCTTGTAGAAGTATCATACACCTGCCACACCTTGTTTTGAGAAGGTGTCAGCAAGTCTGGACCAGAAACAGTAGTTGTGTCAAGTGAATTAGCTGCACGTCCTGGTATATGATAAGACGCTGAACGCGCACCAGTTCTGTATACCCAACGTATAAAAAATGAGTACACTTCATCACGCATGTAACCAACTGTGTTTCCACCGCCCCAGTAATAGTCAACAGGATACTCAGCGGCTACCCATGACGCTCTAATCTGATTTGCTAAAGGCTGATAGTTAAAATATGGTTGTGTAGTAACACCTGTTCTAATGAGATAGTCATTTACCTCAAACATCTTTTCACTCTTTTCATATACCACAGATTTAAGTGGTATCTGACTAATGTCAACTGTTGGCAGACTTTGTAAAAACAGATCAAGCGTAACTTTGCTTTGTCGTATAGAGTAATATCCAATCTTTTTGGCTATAGTCTGTTGGTTGACAACAGCTATTACTACCAATTCATATTCCTCAAAATTCTGATCAAGATTTGTAACAGTAATATCAATAGAACCACCAATGCCTGAGTGATCCCAAATAGCTTGAGGATTGCTTGGAATAGAATAGTCTGTAAGACGCACTCCATTTTCAGAATAAGCTACACATGCTATATAACTGCCGTTGTTTAGCTGACCTGCGCCTTGAGCTTTGTTGACGTTTACACAAGGTTGTGTAACCAAAGGATGAAGCCTTAACGCGTCACAGTCCAGCTCTTCTGAATAAAGTGGTTCATAGCAATTAGGATCAGGATTTGCATCTCCTATTACTTTATATGGCACACGATCAAGATTCAGAACACGATCAGGATTCAGATTGTCTGCAAAATATACAGAAGTAGTACAGTCATAGTTACCTTTGACTACTGCACTAATCATGTGCGTTTTTTTGAAATTAAGGCATGCTGCGTTAACAACTAACGAGTAACTGCAGTCACTTTCATCAAAAATTCCTATCTCTGAAGAACTGTCATTGGTGGAAAATATCACCCAGCGGGTCTGAGAAATATTGGCAAAACCTATAATGCTGTAAGGAACAGTAGCACAAAACTCATTAGAAGGTTCGTTTCCAATAGAGCCTGACTCTCCATAATGAGAGTTGTTGATAGCATTCACAGCGTTAAGCCAAAGCCCCTCTGACATATAAATGTCAGTATAGTCTTTGACCATACCTTTGTGAAAACTGTTCGTCTCAGTTACACTGCTTTTGCTAAAGTTCTCGCTCATTGTTCTTTGATGTTGTAGTTTTTAGATTTCAACACCTTGTATACTTCTTCTGTAAGATATCCTATAAGCCATGCTGTAGACTCTTCATCTTTTATTTCAATATCAGAAGTCATCTTTACAGCAAGGTGAAAAACCTCGTGCGCAATGAGATTGTGAGAAAGTTGTTCTTCAACCAGAACTATGTAATATTCATGCCCTTTAGAACTAAACAACTCAAAAACAACGCCGTCTGCGTCCATCACATTTATCATTCCGTTGCACTTCTTATCAAGTTGAGCCTGCATATCTTCCATGTTCTTTACAACACAAAGATTTGCGTACCTGCTGTAAATTGAAACAGGTATTTTGCGCTTAAATATCTTACTGGCCATTGCATTATCTCTTAAACATGTTGTAGTACTTGTGGTATTGAGCCTTGCGGTTCATTTCCCACACCTGCTTAAGTTCTCTGAAATCTGGTGTATTAACAAAGGATAGTGCATTATTTCTGGCCGCCTTGAGTCTTTGCTCTACTAGTTGCATGAAATTTGCCACATTTTCACCACTCATGTACAGGTTCTCATAAATGCGCTGTTTGATTGCATATTCATAGAACTCGTTTACTAAAGGATGATCCATCACCATAAGGTTTCCATCGTCATCCTCCATTAAAGACTGATAGTTTATGTACACAACACCCTCATCAAAGTTGGTCACCAAAAAACCATTCTTTATAACAGCTGTATGCCAGTCATTACTGTTAATATTGATGCAGTCTGGTGATACACTTTTGGATTTTTCAATGCGCATAGGTGTAAGCACATTGTAAGTATGTCGTCTTCCTGGCGTGTTATATGCCATAATGTGCTTTCCATCATGATCTTGCTCAATGACAGCTGAATTTACTCCTGTAAAAACAGGTCTTGATGCCATGATGATAATCTTAGCATTAGAAATACTGACAGGAGCATCAGAAATAATTTGAAGCAGCGACGTAGTTGGTGTAAGTATGTTGAATGAAAGAATAGTATCATCAGGCCCTATAACTTGCACTATAAGGTTCTGAGAGTTTAGACCATGACTAATATTGTTAACACCGGGCGCAAGGGTTTGAATAACTGTCTGTTGCTGTACTACGTTTCCAAGTGCATAAAACGCAGACTGTTGACCCATAGCAGCACCTTCCAGCAACCCTTCTGTATAAGTTTTTGTTTTGTCAGGATGCTCTATGTCATGCACGTTATGTCCTTCGCAAAGCAGCGCAAAGTTGAGTACGTAAAAGTCGTTAGGCAATTTGCCCTTGCCTTTGTGTATCTCTATAGCTTTTGAACGCGAAGGATTAACCCTAAGGCCAAGTTCGTAATTCACTCTTATGGCAACCTTGATGAGCTGTTGAGCATCAATCATACCCTCAAGATCAAAGCTTCTTAGATCAATCCTGACACTGTCAAGAACATCGTCAAAGTTTCTGTATTGTACTTCAGTCATCATTGCTTAACTTGTTTATCGTGCCACGTGTCTGTTATCTTGCTGAGTATCCTGAGGTATTTGAAGCATTACTCCAAGATCTCTCAAGACAAGTTGTTCAATTTCTGAAAACAAAAATTCAGGAACATTGATAGTCTTATTCTGAACAGAAACACAATTGTCAGAAGTTGTACAATTATATTGGCTGATGTCACCTTCAAATACACCTTCTATACGTATTGCATCCCACTCAAGATTTGGAAAGTAGAGATAACCGTTAAGAAACCAGTAGTATTTCTTTTTGTTGTACTTAAAGGTTTTTTGGCGACTCATCTGCTCATAAGTAGTAGGAAAAGTGGGAGTGAGTTCCTCAGAAAAATCAATAGAGGTTACAGACCTAATTAGAGGTCCATAATAACCTTCTATCATTGCTGGAAGCTTTTCTTTGGTGCGTTTTATGTAACAGTCTGAAGTAATGCAGTGACAATCAGCTTGAGCCCGGTCAACTTCTATAAGTTCAACAAAGTCAAGCACTTGAAAAACAGAGTTAAACTTCATAATGCGGTTCAGATTATCCTGACGACGCATTAAAAGTTTTGCATGCTTCATGATCAGCGAATACAAAAACCTGTCAGTCACAAAAGCATCTTGCTTTACAGATTTTATGATGTTACGTACTCTAGATACAGCTTCTGATATAGTAATCATTTTTCTTAAAGTTCAAACTCATTGTATGTATCAACCTGTTCTTTTGCTGATTCTTGTCTATCCATGTGATATTGTAATGAACGATAAAGCCCTGCCATTTTCATGTTAGGGTCTACCTGCACATACTGTTTCCATCTTTCAGGATAGGTCTTTCCTACAGTACGTTTGAAGTCTCTGGTAGGCACAAAGCCATATAGCTCATTGTTCTTAAAGCGATACTTAGTCCCATAAGTAGTAAAGAATATCTTGGCAAGATGTTGGTCACTTTCCCAGTTGCGGTGCTGAATGACCTTCATGTACTCAAGTGTGGTTTTATAATCCACATTCTTGTGCTTCTTAGGAGGACAAGTTCCTATAAAAAGATGCCCAATTTGCTCTGGAATTTCTACCCCATCACGCTTGTCAACTACCATTTGCCACATTACCCCATTGAAAGTGCTGATAATTTCTTTAATTTCAGCAGCTGTCAGATTCTTAGCAGCAGGTATACTTTCTCTAATAATGCTGATAAACTCTCTATTAAGGGTTCCTTCAGCAATTCTTCTGAAACGAGGCGCGTGGAGATCAAGCTTTTTTGCGTCTTTCATAGTCGCCTTACAATAAGAATTTACGTAAAAAAATGGACATTTTGTGCATGTTTGGTCTACAAATTACACAGTGTATACAAACTCTGATATCAAACCTTTATCAGCTTCATGCAAATGCAACATTGCTGAACGCTTGTTGCCTACAAACTTGTTGTGATAATGATAATAGTCTGAGTTGGTCAATGCAGGTATGATCCTGGAAATAAAGCCATGTTCTTCGTTTTCTGTAATAACCTCTTTGGTTTTGCGTCCATGATAGTGTCCTGTATAGAGCATGCGGTGCTTGGAAGCACCCCATTGCTGGGGGTACTCTACAGCATAGACCAAAGGGTTATTCTTAGCGGTGACGTCCCCGTGTTCAAAACAAAGCATGTTGTCCCCATAGGTGATCACTTTTCGTTCTGCGTAGTCAATATTGAACACTGTGTTGGGCCATTCTTTGAATGTCTGTGACAGCGCGTGCAACAGGTGAAAAGAAGACAATCTGTCGTGGTTTCCTGAAATAAACACCACTTCAAGGTTCTCACAAAACTGTCTGACGTGAGCAATCGTCCATGATAGCGCTTCAAAGGCTTTCAAGTACGCTTCTGTGGCCATTTCTGAGTTCTCCACCGGTGTGCCTTTGGTAGTGGTTCCAGAGAACGTGTCCATGTTGAGCGTATCAGGACCAATGATCATGATCACTTTTTCCATCATGTAGTTCTTGTAACCCTTGGCTACCAGGTACTCAATAGAGTTTTTCAAGATCTCACCCATGTCTTCATTCCCCACTTTGCCAAAGTGCAGGTCCTGTAAAGAAAGAACCCCGCAAACTCTTTCTGGAGACGTGGCGTTAATCCAGAAAGCTGCGGGGTCAATGGGCTCAAACTGAGGAAGTTTGTATTCTGAAAGCAGTTCTAAAAAGTTGTTCTGCACCTGCTCTGCCTGTGGGATCCTGGTCACCAGCGCTGATACAAGCCACTTAGTACCTTTTTCTTTGTTCCAGTACTGCGAAAGCTTCCACTTGGTAGTATCTATCTTAAGGATCTTGATAATCTCTTCTGCACTGCGAGGCTCTGTAGCAGAGATACCGGTGATCTTAGAGGTACCGCTTTCCAGGTCCTCATGTACTTCTACCACAGAAGTAGGTTTGGCAGCATGATGGCGCATATCACCTGTAATGCCCAGCTGCTGTTCCATTTCAAAAAGCTGTTCTTCTGCAGAAAGCTCTGATTTGGCGCCAGAAAGATTGTTTTGTACCAGCTTTAGGATGATATCATCCATCTGCTGGCCTACTTTGTTGATTGCTGTGATGATCTCACTTCTTATTCTTTGATACTGGCTCAAAGGTATACCCAGGCGCTCAGCTTCAATATCAGCTGATTTTTTGCGCTTCAGGCTATGATAAACTGCTTCAATGATGTTCATAGGATAAGGATAGAGTTAAGTTAGCAAACTCTACAAATTTACAAATGTTTTGTAGAAGTTGTTTCTGTCAATAAAAAAGAAGACCCCTGGCTTTTGACCAGGGGCTCCCTCATCATATTACTGGAAAACCAACAAACCAGCGCAATGATATTTTTTTACATGTTAACACTGAACTGCAGCGAATCCTGTGATGCATCCTTGAATAGGGTCCAGGTCGTATAGTATACCATCAATCCAGAACTTTGTCATTCCTGTAACAGGCACTTGCCCAGCGCTATCGTAATAAAGGCAGCAGCCCACATGTGATATTCCAAACGTAGGACAGTTAGAATAAATAGTTTGAGTTTGGTTACTGCATGCTCCATTACCATTTCCAAGACCTACATTAGTGTGCATGTTATACAGAAGCTGTCCACAATCGCTTGATTGAGTACAAACCACAGAACCTCCTGTTATTCCTGACCCGTTTGTTGTGTATGTAATAGGGTTTCCTTGGTTATCTACAATTATAATAGGTGTTTCACTGCAGAGATTAATCTGATAAAAGTTATTCATATTGTAGGGCAAGACAGAAATGTCTACATTTGTCAAAGATCCTCCAGGAGGAGTGTATTGAATTTGAGATCCAGGGTACACTTGAGTTATTTCTTGAAAAAGATTAACATCATAGCAAAAACCTGTTGGAGGTTGAGGTTCTATTTTAAACGCCATTGTTGAGACAACAGAACTTGTCAAACCATTATCACAAATAGCCTGCACCGTTACATCATAATTGGTGCTATATTGAAGACTATTACTGTTGTATGATGTAACAACGATAGGTAGAGTAAGACCAACTGCGTTTACAGAAGTGCATTCATATGTTGGCAAAGGTGTTACCTGTGGTCTATGACACACTGTATACCCTGTCGCACCAGCAACAGGTGTAAAATTAATATTAAGTTGTATCGCCATGGTTCATGTGTTGTACATTAGTCTGTAAGAACAGCTGTCAAATTTGTTGGAGCAGGGCACGAGGGTTCAGGGCCAGTTGTGCAGTTTCCACCACAAATACGAGTGCCCATCTCAGGACATGAAGGTGCTTCTAAGACAACCTGATAGAAGTAAGATGTTGAATAAGAAAGTGTTACACTAAATGTTGTAGGACCATTTATGTCTAATGAATGCGTGTGAACCAACGGACTTGATGTATTTGGACCTTGATAAATTCTTACCACATCATATTGCACACCGTCCCCAAGCGCAGGAAGAGAAAATGTAACAACATTTCCAGAGGGAGTTGCAGTAATTCCTTCAGGGCAAACCAGTCCTCCTGAACAATCTTCATTTCCAGCAGTAGGGCCTCCAGTTGTGCAAATTGACAAAACTCTGTAAATGTAAACAACATTATCAAGAACTGTAGTGTCAGTATAGCTGTTTACAGTTGGTCCAACAGTTGCTATTGTTGTAAAACTGGTAGAAGGTGTCTTGCGTTGAACCTGTTGACCAGTAACATTGGAGCCTCCACCTGGAGTCCAAGTAATTGAAATGTTTGCCATAATTGTTTATAATTTTAAATTTTTAAGAAAAAAATATTACTATACAGCAGACGCTGTAAGAGATACTGGAGCAGGACAAGAGGGTGGTGGCGGAGGATCGCCCTCACAACATTCACAGATTTTTGCTGCAAGAAGCTGCACTACCTGATTAAATGTCATATTAGTTGTAATACCTACACATGGTATATTTGGCCCTGTGTACTTTACGCAAAGACCTGTAACTACCTCCTCGCATGGTTCTCCCGTACAAGCAGGTGGTAATGGAACCTCTACTGGAGGACACTCAGGCTGACAAGGCTGACAGTTTTGATTAGGATACATTTTGTTATTCGTTTGCAGGTGGCTAACATAAAGGAACTGATGGATGTAATGCTACAGCCGTAGAACTGAGCGAAACAACACAAAGGAATGCTTTGATCTCTGACGTGCAGGGATCTTGACCACATTTTACCATACGCTCTCCAATGTAAGTGTATGTTGCTGAAGACTGTCCAGTCAGAATGTTTACCAAAACATCTTCTGTAGCAGAGTTAGGACAATCACCAGTAACAGCAAATCTTAACACTGCTGTGATTGATACTCCGTTGTTTATGGCTACTTGATTATTTGCAGGATTGTACAACGTAATTGTTGTAGCTCGCTGTGTTGCAGGCAAGTTCTGACCATCACAAGGGTATGTAATTTCTGCAGTAGTTACTTGATCAGCAACATTCAATATGTACTGAATTGAGCTTAGTTTTACCTTACCTACAACAAATGCTTTTGAAGAATCACCGCAACTGTAAGCCGCATAAACCTCAACAATGTAATTTTTGACAGGATCTGCGTTCAAGTTTTGAAATATAAACTCTGTAGCAGGATGACTTAACTCAGCAGAAGCAATTGGAACGCCAACAGTAGTTGTTCCGTTCCACTCTGTTATTGTAACTTCATAAGCAACAGGGTCTTCAAAAGAACCTGTTTGTGGTTGATTCCATGTAACCTTACAACCATTTGCGTAGAGTTCAGCAATTTGCACGTTGGTAGGGGGAAGTGGCACACATTCTATGCCGCCTCCACCACTAATCAAATTTTGCATTGCGCAACGCATGTCACAGATAGTTAACCACATGTTGACAATTGTGCTAGCAATAGTGGTTGGATTTGACACCCAACCAGGCAACTGAGACATTGTTTGCTCTGTGTCGCAGAGTTGATTAGCTTGGTCAAGATCTGGACATTCCAGGTTGATAGCAGCGTTTAATGATGAAAGACTGCCCAGTACAGAATGCAGCTGGCAAAATTTTTGCTCAAAATTAGAAAAAGCTTGTGCAATAGGAAGTACCAACCCTGGCGAGTTGCCACTTGCACACTGTGTGGTAACTGTTATACTCGCGGGAGTCCCCCCTCCTATTCCCTCCAACGTATTTTCAATAGTTGTAACTCTTGTGGTAAGAGATGTAAGCGCTGACTGTACACTCGCAATGGTGGTAAGTATTGTGCATATCCTATCAGCAAGATATGCGCTGTACGCGTTTGGAAGTAACTGGGTTACCTGATCTCCATTTTGGGTGAAATAAAGACATGACGGCAGTGGTATTGGTGTAACCGGTGCAGGTCCTACTTCACCACCACAGCAATTATCTTCAATATCGCAGATTTTGTTTATTAAAGCCTGCAATACTTCAAGTAACGTATCAGGATTTTGCTGATTTTGTTCAACAAGACATTTAAAGTCAAGAGACGTCACATCAATAACACCTGTCGTACTCTCACAAAGTAGTTCAGCAAGTTGATGCAACACAATGTCAATAGAATCTCCTTGGCAAAGATTAATGCAAGGTATGTCTGGACCATTCCAGATAACACATGTAGATGACACAGGCATGCATGCGTCCTTTGCCTTTACAGAAGTATTAGTATTGACAGGTATCATTACAAAGTCTTAATTTTTTCTTCAATGGTAGAAAGCCCACAACAAAAGTTCCTGTCACAAGATTTCATCTCTAACGCTCTTTTATGAATCTCTTTGAGATCACTCAACATGTCAGCGCTATACGTTACCCTGCATTTTTTAATGCCGTAACGCTTCTTCCTGTATGCAGCATAAACGGCATCAGCAAATAGTCTATTAATACTAACAGATGCCAGGTTCATTAGGATGTTGTCTTAAGAGGATAACTACTCTGCAAGCTGTCTGAAGAACTCTTATTCTCAATTTGCTTTAAACTTTGCTCATAAGCAGTAATGCAATTTGAGCAAACTTGAGTTCCGTTTGATGCAGTTTTCAACTGACAACTGCAAGAAAGTTTTGTGTGACAATTTGGGCACATATTTTTATTGGTTGTTGGTTATTGATTACTGGTTATGACATGACAAGCAAGCACCTGTCATATAAGACCTTAGAAGTTTCTCAGCATACGCCAGCATGTCTACACCCTGTTTAGGAGCATGACAATACTCTGTTTTTGCCTTAGCAGCGTCTATGTACATTTTGATGTAACGCAGATCATGAAGCTTTTGATGTTGTTCTGGACCAGGCTCACAAGGCTCAAGCTGAACCTTGCATATTTCCTGATAGTATATGTTCATGATATTGGTAGTCCTCAAGTGATGATACTCTACAAACACCTTGTCATTTGGAGATACACTATAACGAATTTTATACAAGCCATCAGGAAGACTGAGTGGTGTTTCAGCTAAAGGATGCTGCAATCCAAGATCTTTAGCATTAAGGTTTTTGACAAAATCAGGCTGCAAGTCAGTGTAGTACTTTGGCACTAAAAAACCTGGTAGCCATATATCTAGTCGTGGGCAGTCTACATCAAGACCCTGGCCATACACAGATGCATCCCAAACGCGAAGAATGGTGTCACATGCTGTGTCAGGAATGTCTAGTGCAAGTGTGTGTCTGATAGTTGCCATGATAAAACCTCTACATTAGAATTTACAAAATTTTTAGGGTAAAAGCAAAAAAGGAGGGAAGAGAATTGACCCTTCGCCTCCTTTTTGCAATTACAATTGTTTGTAAGCCTTAAAGCTGTACTGCAAGTTGTACATGATTGCCGGCACTGGTTAGCAAAGCGTTCATGTAAGTCTCAAAAGGAGTGCTCCGAGCAGACACAACAACTTTTACCAGATACTGGTCAGCATCCATCGTTCCAGATGGGTTGCTTGTGCGAGGTACACTGTGCAGAATGTGATACGCAAAGTAACGAGTAGTGCGGCTCAAATCAGACAATGTGGTGTCATCCAATACTTCACGCATGCGTGGATCAGTTTGGAATGGCTCTTGAGCATAACGCTTAGAAAGAATAAGTTCACGAATCAATGTTTCACCAAAACCTTTGCCTTGATATGCACTCTGCAATTCAGTGACAGTAAAACAAGAAGTTTGACAAGGATCACCTTCAGTGTCTACAACAGCTGCATAAATTTGAATAGGCTCAAGTTCATAATGATCCATTGGAGAGAAAGAGCAGTTGCCAAATGTAGTGTCAACATAGGCACCGGTCAAAACCAACATTGCGTCATTAGTATCAGGAGCAGAAGCACCTGTTTCAAGAACGTAGCTTGAAGTCAAAACTTCCTCGTATACTTTCAAAGCAACAGTAGCACCAGCAACTGTAGCAGCTTTGCTCAAGGTTAGTGTGCCACCGGAAACAGCTGTAATAAAGGTGTTTTGTGGAATACCAGCACCAGTGATCATCTGACCTACAGCAAGATTTGCAGGAGTAGATCCACCTGCGCCAGACGTGTCGTCAATGGTCAATGTAGTGCTGTTGGTAGTAGCAGCGCCAGCAAAACCTCCAACTTTAAAGTTGAAAACTTTTGCGCTGATAAAGTCCTTCACGATAGGAGACTCGTTGATCTGATCTTTCCACTGAAGCAATACACCTACAGGATCTGCATTGTTGTTGCTTGAATCACAGCAAGGAGTTTTTGCATCAAGGGTCTTATACAAGTTGTGAGTCAGAAAACGCAGTGCTGGCGAACCTTTTACATCAAGACGCAAACGATAAGTAGTGTCGCATGCAATCTTTGTACAGTCAAGCACAGATACGCCAACAACATCATTTACAGGGGCAGCAGGCTCAGTAACGTAGAAAGCACTGACGTACTTTGGGTTGATGCCTTTTGACTTTACAGTCTCTTTGTATCCACCATGGAAAGGACCAATCTTGTCGGTAGTGTGAAAACTACCCTGGGCAAGATAAAAAAGCGGATTGCCTGAAGCACCTGTGTAGGTAGGAGTACCTGCAAGGTTTTGAATTTGGTGGTCAGAAGCTCTGACAACGCCAATTTGGCCAGCAGTCAACGTAAGAGTGCTGCCAGGAGTACTGTTGAAACCAGCGGTTCCAACAAGCATTTTTTGAAATGCGTGGGGAAAATAAGCCATTTTGTTAAAAGATTAGGGGTTAAAAGAAAAAAAGGGTTAAAGGGTTGTTTATTGTAAGAACAAGAGTTTATACTTGGTTGAATTGATCAGACTCTTGATTAAATCAAGATCATTCACAATCTCTGAGTAAGGCATTACTGTCTGTAACTCATTGACCATTGTATAGAGCTCTCTCATATAATTTACACAATCTTCTACAGAATACAAAGACCTTGGTGATTTTTCTGAAGAACAATCAAGAAGCATTTCACGTGCGCCCTGAAAACCTTCAGCAATACTGTCAACCATGCCTGGAAGTCCTTCATAAAAAGAAGCCAGTGCTGTATGGGCAGCATATGAACCAGGCCCTGTTATCTTCAGATGAAGTTTGTGGGTAGATACAGAAGCGTTCATCAATTCTGATACAAGAGCTGCTGTTTTGCCCTCCAAACTATCAGCAACAGGCGTTGCCATGGGACGCTTAAGTCTATAAGTAGCTAAAGATGTTTCCATTAGTTATTTGTTTGTGCGTTTGTCTTAGCGCGTTGATACTGGTTAAACAGTTCTGTGTCACCGGCCAAGATAGAAGCTGCTTCGTCAATGATCATCTCAACAATATCATCTTTGAGTTCTGACTCTACATTTGCAGTAACAGCACCTGTAGCAGGATTTACACAATTTAGAAAACTTACAGGAGTAGGAAACCTATAGAATGTAAGACGTGGGTTAATTACTTGAAACTCATCATTATGATAGATTCTCAAACGATTACCCTGCATCGTTACAAAAGTTTCACCCCAATCTGCACTAGGTTTTCTAAATGGATCTGAAAGCAAAGAACTAACATCTGCAACCGCTACCAAATAGCAACTCATCATTGCATCAGGACAACACTCTGTTCTACTATCAATCACTAATGACTTGAAATGCAAGTAATTAGACGGAAGAGTAGTTGTTTCAAAATGCAAATCCTGATTTGTACCAGTCATAGGAACTTCTGTCAGAAGTGTTTGCAAGTCATCTATCAGCATTATTGTAGACTCATCACCTTGTTTTCTGAGGTTGTTACCTTGCAACTGACGTCGCACCCACTCTATCTGAGCCTTATTAAACGCTTCAGCAATCTGCCAACACTCAATGTTGTCATAGTCCAGAGAAGCAAGCTTGTTAAGGCGCTGCTTGATCTTTATCTGTAATAGATTGTTGTTCATTTCTCAGTAGGGCACTGATTAAGCGTTCCAAAGTTTTTCAACATTTTTGGTGATATCTGTGAGAATTTCCTCATTTAGAGGATTTTTCAGATATTCAACCACATCAGAAGCGTTTTTGCCTAGCATAGAACCGCTCTTCATGTGGTATATAAAACCATCACCACGCGTAGCAATAATCTTATAGAAATTTGCGTCTTTCACCATAGAACGCAGTTTGAGCGTTTCCATATCCAAAGAAACAACTTCTAAAAAGCGCTGTGCTGTTTTACGCTTGTCTTTGTCAACTGTTTCTCCGTTGATATATTTATCCATGTTGTCATAGAGAATATCAAGTGGAGTAGACTTTTTGTATTGTGTGGAATTAGGATCCACAACCTTGCATACATAAAGCAACTTGTTAGCGTTTTTGTCAAATAGCTTTTGAAGCTCTGCCAAAGCCTTGTTACGCATCTTTTTAACTTCTGTACGAATAGAAGCTGTCTCTTCATAACGATCAAGATAAAACTTGAAAGGAATGGCAGAAGAACGCGCTTCTTCAAGACTTTTTGCAACAATAGAGAAACCTCCTGCTTCAATTGCTCTGAGTTTAATCAAGTCATAAGGATCTGAAGAAGCGTCTAAAAAGATTGGCTCATTGCCAAAACGCATCACAATCTTACCCCAAAACTCATCATTGTCAGGACGTAGCAATCTTACTTTGTTCCAAAAATCCTTGTCGTCAGGGTCAATGATGTTTGCTGCAAGTTCTTTTTCAAGCTGTGATACTGTCATACGAATCTGCTTGATGGCAGCTTCACGCTCATCTTCATTCATCTGCTTTATTTCAGGAGCAAACTCATTAAGTCCTGTGACATAGCGTTTGATGCCATTGTACTCCAGACATGCTAATTGTTCCTCGTGGAACACACCTTCAAAAAGCACCATTTGATACTTTTCAAGGCCCATGTTGGCGTTTGTGTTGTCAACAAACGGTCTAACAGCAATCGTACTATTAGTTTTAAAAGCTTGATGCTTTTCAATTATTGATACTTCCATAGGTTTTTAAAGGTTGGTTTTTGGTTTCTGTTCTGCTGGCTATTGGTTAAAAGCTCCTGAACCACGTCAAGGTTGTCAGCTCTCAGGAGGACACCTGGCTTTTACACCAGGTGGATCTGCAGGTGCTACCTACAGAGGGGCACAAGGGAGGTGGAATGTGCATCTATTTTATGCAGTGACCAGGGGGAATCTCACCCCCTGGTTTGCATAGCGCCTTCAGCAGTCGTTTTAGAACGAGCCGCCAGTGATGGGGTTCCTCATCACAATCTTAAGAACCTTAGTAGGGTCTTTCACCCAGATGGAAGGCATAGTCTGGGTCATGAATACGCGGTATCCATTAAAGTTTCCAGAAGAAGCGAACCCTTGAGTACGACCCATGTAATCCATGGTACCGTTTTGATAGAACCATTTGAGCTCACTGTCCCACTTCAACTTCAGCAAGAAGATGTTGTCGTTGGTGTTGTCAGTGATGTCAAACACGATGAAGTTGTAAGAAGACAATGGGAAGCCATCAATGATGGGATTCTCAATGTCGTTGGTATGTACGTTGTCAAACGCTGGGTTCAACACAAACTTTACGTTTGCCAAGAAAGGAATAGTATAACTGGTGAAAGCAAAACCAAAGTTCAGGTCCATGGCGTTGCTACCGCTGATAGCGTTCAAACCAGACTTGTCAATGTTAGCAACCAAACCAGCACCTACAGTGTTGAAGGCTTCTTTCTTGATAGCTTCATTGACCATCTTCATACCGGCCATGCCAGTTTGAACAATGATCTGACGCTGAGGATCTGGACCTTTGAACTCAACTTTACCATTGTAGAAGTTGAAGATCTCAGAGCGGAACAACTCAAGGTTGAAAGAGCTCTTGTTGTAGATACGCTTGAAAGAGTTGTCAAGCTGGCTCCACAAACCTACAGACAGGCGAATGTCGTCTGGACCATCTTGCTTAATGCGTCCACCTTGTCCCCACATGAGGTATGTTTCAATGTCATTAGCAATTTTGGTCAAGTGAGCAGCTTCCATCTTGGTGACAAAAGAACGAGTCAAGGTTCCAGAGTCATAAGCCTTCTTGATGTATTCTTTACCCATCTTAGACACCATAGCGTCAATGTTGGTCAAAGAAGGATCTTTGGCAATGTTGGCGTCAAATGAGCGCCAGATCTCTGTAACAGGTACAGTACCATCAGCGTTCATGCCACCTTTCATCATAAGCTCTGCGCGGCTAGAAACAGAGTAGTGAACGTGAGCTTCTGCGCCACCTACAAAGTTGTAGAACTCGCGGAAGCCAGCGCTCAGTTCTCCAATGTCAGAGAAACGCTCACCATACTCCCCGCGGGCAGAACCTTTGCGGAAGAATTTGGTGCCAGGCTTAAGATACACTTTGCTCAAAGTCTTCTGATTGTCGTTGTTCACCAACTGAACAGTGTATACGAAACCATCGCCAGAAGGAAGAATGTCCTCAGCTGTAATGTAAAGTTCAGCACCTTTGTACTTGTCATAGGTGATGATGTCACCATGACCAAAGCTGCGCTTATTCAATTTGATCTTGAAGGTTGTACCATCTTGACCAAGAGATGTTAAGCTAGGCTCCACGTCCTCTACAATGTAGGGAAGGTCCTGAACAATTGGGGTTTGCCACTTGTATTCACCACGAGGGTTGTCTACAGTGATGGTGTTCTTGCCACCGAAAGATGCCATCTGGTAAAGAGGCATTTCTACCTTTTGGGTCATGGCCCAAAGATCAACAGGACCCAAGTCCATGGGTTCTGCACTCTTCAGCATGTTCACCAAGTGGTAGCTGTCCACGTGCGAACTAACCTTGTAGTTAGTGTCGCGCAGGAAGAGACCGTTGTTTAAAACTGGTGTGCTCATAGGATTTTGTTGTTAAAAAGTGAATTTAAAGGGTTAGTATATGCGGGTTATCGTTTAAAAATGTTTGCAGCAGGTCGTGGAATCTTTCTCACAGGTGCTTTGTCTTCTTCCTCTTCTCTGACGTTAGACGCAATTTTGCGTGCTTCTTCAGTTTTTAGTTTTCTGACAGTGTCCTGTGTCACCTCGTTTTTAGCTTGCCTTCTGATATTTTCCTTGTAATCATCAGGATCAGATAGCAACCACAGAGTTTCAGCAATAAGGTCATAGCGGGGGGTTTTTCCAAATTGGTGGTCTTCTAAGAGCTTGCCCAACAGGTTTGTAGGGCGTCCAGTCATGCTTTGGTACTTGGCTGTTGTCAGCTCCTCCCAGAGGAACTTCTGACGCTTAGCGTCCAGCTTGATACCGTTAACTTCAGCAGGTTTTAAGGTGTTGTAGATGTTTTCCATGTACTCTTCCTTTTTACGCTGCTGCTCCTGACGGAACTGCTCTTGTTGCTGAAGCTTGGATTGGATCATTTCTTCCTGCATGGCATCAAGTTTTGGCTTGAACTGCTGTGCTTTTTTTGCAATGATCCCTGATTCCAACCACTCTTGGACTTGTTCTTCCATCAGTTCTGCGTCACCATTGCCAAATCCAGTGGCTTGTAAGTATTGTCTTACAATAAGTTCCTGGTGCTCAGGTGCCGCAGGGTTAAGTTCACGCACTTCCTCAGTCTGAGCAAGTGCCCTAAATAACCCCTTGATGTCAGTGCCGCCCTTTGCTACATATTCTGCAGCATACTGCAACTCTTGAGGTAACGATTCAAAGAACTCTTTTGGAGTCTGTTCTCTCAGAGATCTCTCTCTTTCTTCCAGATTGGCAGAGATCAACTCTTTCCAATCCTTTACTGAGTATTCCTCCAGTGGTTTTTCATCTTCAAAAGGAACTAGTATGCCTTCTTCAAAAAGTTTGGAGAATGTTTCTACCAGTCCACTTTTGTCAATCTTCTTGCGACCAGGTTTCTGTTTTGAGGCAGAATCCTCGTCATCATCTTCTAAATCTGCATCTAACTCAGCAATAGCTGCCTGAGTTATTGCAGCATTTGGAGTTTTTTCTTTGCCATCAGGATCATCGCCATCATTTTGGTTTTCATCAAGAAACCCTAGATCTGGAGAACCTTCCTTAGAAAAGAATCCTGGTTTTGAGCTTTGATCATCATCTGCGGTCACAACGCTTTCAGCTCCTGGCATTGGTAAAAAATCATCAATACTGTCAAGACTTACGCTGGATACAGATGTTTGTTGGTTGTTACTGTCCATAAGTAGGTTTAAGTTGGTTGTTTTTCTTCTTCATATATAATCTACCAAATAAACCTCTAAGATTTACATCTGGCAGATGTATGACATAAAATATTTTGCACTATATCGCTATAGTACTTTTACTTTTTGTCATATTTGTTTTTATTAGTACGCGCAACTTGCAATTCTTTCTCAGCAATGCGCTCTTTAGAGAGTAATTCTTGACGCTTAAGCTCTAGTTTTTTCTGTTCTGTAACAGTGCGATTTAACTCGCGATCTCTAGCAATGGCCTGATCAGTTTCTTTTGCGTTTTTCTTGTCAAGATATTCCAAAGTGTCAATGTAGTCGTTCTGCTGGTTCATGTCGCGATCGTTCATGGCAGTGTAACCTGCAGCTCTGATTTCTGCAACGCGCTCTTGAGTCTCACGATCCAGCGCGTTTTGCTCAGCTTCAAAACGTAACTTAGCTTCAAGACGCTCTGTTTCAGCTTGTTGACGCATCTGTTCTGTTTGCTGCAAGGCTTCTGTTTCCTGCATCTTGGCCCTGGTAGTTTTCTCTTCAATACCTTTCATGACGTGGGTAATTTCAGCCATGGAGTCAGCCTTGACAATGTTACCCAAATCATAGATAGAAGCACCAGAAGTGTTGTTGTTGATGGCAAGACTTCTGATCTGTTCGATAACCTGGCGCTGGTTAACCTTGGTAGAGATAAAAATATTCAGATCGCGGGCCAGTAATTCTGTGCCATTCATCTGAAAGTTTACCTTTTCATCCATAGATGTCACATACTGCAAACGCAGTGAAGGACGATTAGAGTGATAGTACTGTGAAAGATCTGTGCGCATCTGATGTACGCGCGGCATTAGGTATTCAGAGTGCTGCGTAAAATACACCTCTGTCTGTGAGTAGCTCATGTTAATAGCCTGCTCAATACCCTGAGCAGTTTCCTGTGCGTTTACTGCACCTAGACGCTGCTGCGAAATACCTATAGACTCAAAGCACTGGTTCTTAAAGTAGCTAGCCAGTTGTACCCTTGACATCAGGCGCTTCGTCTGCTCAAGGTCAAGAACCTGGTAGTGCTGAAAGTTCACTGCGTTTTCTGTGTTGGTAATAGATGTGTCTAGCGGCAACATCTGAAAGTTTTTCATAGCCACATACGCTTTAGCGTAGTTGTTTTTGCCCCAGTCCTCTCCCATGGAGTGACGTGGTAAAGCGTTCTGATCCAGCATAATTACTGTGCCAAGCTCGTCAATCAGAATGTCAGCAATCTGGTTATTAACCAGGTTGTATCCAATCTGGTAGGGTTTCATCTTGTCTACCAATGACATAGACTTGGTGTTGCGTTCTGTAAACACAGCACCTTCCACCGGCAGCTTGCAGCCATACAACGTAAAGTCACCCTTAAACTGAAAGCGCAAGGGTTTTACGTTTAGATACAGTGGCTGAAATCCAAAAGTGTCATTATTGCCAAAGAATGCAGGTCTGTTGGGACCAACCTTAACACCTCCCCAAACTTCATTGATCCATATCCAATCAATATGTTCACCAAAAACAAGGTTTTCACGACTTTTTTTCTTAAGTACTGAAGTGTCATATAGGGGTTTAGTGGTAATCTTGTAGTTCTCATTAACAATCATATCAGTAAGCTCACCATTCTCGTCTACTTTAGAAAGATGACCCACCATACGCTGGCTTTTCCAGTAGCAAGTCGTAACTCTCAGAAGACTGATGTCTTGAAAATCTTGAACACTTTCAGACTCATTTACAATTTTCATGATAATATCATCGCCAGTGTTCATAAATGCATCACGTGCACTTAAAAACTGCCGCATTCCTAAAGATGGACCTTGTGTATTCCATTCATGAGAACGTGTAGCATCATAAAAAGAACCATCATTTTGCAGTCCTGGGATCAGATAACCCGCTGAATGTACAGGGTAGATCGCCTCTAAAGAAGCAAGCTCCTCGTCTGTCATCATGTAACCATATTTGTCAATGACGTCAGCAATCGTCATCAGATCCACACGGCCTACCCAGTTTGACTGTGATATGTACCTGGCCTCAGGAGACTTGTGGTAAAAAGTAAGCACTGGGTTCCAAAGCTCCACCTCGTAATCATCTTCATTCATCTTAAAATGCCAGAACTCGCGATCAGCAATGAGCATGTCTTTAAAAGCAAGGTTCTCTAACTCTTTCATGGTAAAACGCTCTTCGTCTACCTCATGCTGGTGTGTAGCCCATTCCTCTACCATGGAACGGTAATCTTTCTTGAAGAACTCCTCAATTTCTGGCAGAGACCTGAGGCTTTCTGGCGACATCATTTGCTGTGCCTGAGCAGCCTGCTCTTCATCTTCCATGTTCAGACCCATGGCCTCAATGGTCTGTTGCATCTTGACCTCCGCCTGGCGCACCAGAACTTCCTCCACCATCATTCGCTTAGCTTCCATCATTTCATTATAAGACAGATCATCTACTGCTCTATAGGTGATCTTGTCATTGCGCTTAGCAAACTCCCCACACATTACGTTGATAACGTTGGGAATGATGGGAAAAAACTTTAGTTCAAAAGCTGACTCATCTTGTTTGGTCAACACGTCAATCAAATCTGCTACTTCATTGTCTTCTTCTACAATGTAGTCTGTCTTGTCAATGATACCATTAGCCAGCTTGTAGTTTTTCAAGAGCCGGCGGGCGTTTCTGCGAATCTGCTTGAGACCTTGCATTTCCAACCAGTCCATGTTCCACGCGCCCCATGCTTCGTCTTTGTCTTTTCTGTTCAAAAACTGCACAGGTTGGGTCAAGGTGCCCATTCTGTTATGGTCTACCTTAGCTCCATTCTTGAGCTGTAGTGCGTTGTATACTTTAGGCATAATTATTTTCAGTTAAGTCCTCACCTCATGTTTTTAAAAGGGCTTCTGGGAACCTTAACCATAGTAGAGGAGTTGTGAACGTTTCCCATATGACGGAAAGGGGTCACTCTTAATTTAGCATGTTTTTTAGAGTTATCCAAATTAGAATCTTCACGTTCTACACGCTTAGAGTATCCTCTATTAGATTCCTGCACCTTTGCAAAAGCCACCAGCGCACAAAAAGCCACCAGTCTGTCCACGTTTAGTCCATCGCGATACGCTGCCATCTCTTTTAGCAGCATGATGTCAGGGATGCGCTCAATGCCATAGGTAGTCTTGACAATCTCTCCATTAGGCTTGGTCTCTACGTCCAACTGCTCTTCCAAAAACTGGATTGCGTAGGAGATCAGGTTGGTTTTAAAGATTGTTCCCACGTTGCGCCAACCATACTCCTGGAAGACGTTGGTGTTGCTTTGCAGCTCTTTTAGAAACAGGATCTGGTTTTTGGGAACCAGATAGCGTTGTTTGCGCCTGGAGATCATGTACTGTATAAACAAGCTGACGTTGTTCTCTACAATGGTCCATGCATTGTAGTATTCAATGAGCATTTCCAGACGCTCATGGGTTTTAGTAAGGTCATCAAACCTGCCGCACCATGACGCTACAATACCATCGCGCTCAATGTGCTGCTCAATGGAGCCGTCCATCTTGTGTTTAGTAATCTCCTGCGCGGTCTTGTAGACAAATATGGAGCAGAGCGACTCAGAAGTCGTAGTCTTTCCTTCGCTGACAGGGTCAATAGACGCGTAGTACATACCAAACTGAGGATCCTTTACAGGACGCTCATACAAGACCACCACACCTTCTTTGTCCTGGGTTTTAGGAGATACTGGAAACTCTGAGATAGGCAGCTTGCGTGAGTCACGTGTTGTAACCTTGCCAGTATCATCTCTGTACAATTCTACAAATTCCCTATGATATTCGCCATCCTCAATCCTGCGTACCTGGCGACTGACCAGTGCTAGCGGAAACTTGGAGACTTTGCGGTAAGCAAACGCTTCTTCAATATTAATAGGTTTCTGAGAGATCCTGAGCTGATAGTCATCAGGCTTAAGTTTCTTTTTCCACTCAAGTCTTTCTGCAAGAATCATCTCCAGGGCTTTTTCTACCTGGGAGTTTCCATACTCATCAATGCAAGGCTGCATACTCCACTGCTCAGGTATAAACAACCCACACTTGGCAATCTCACCGGCTTCATTGACTAGGTTGGTCTCTACTGCCAGTACATCTTTAGAGTCTGGGTTTAAGATTAGTTCCTTTAGCGGTTCACACTGCTCCAGGTCACCCACAGAACCTGCCGCCACAAACATCCCTGTATAGATCATACCTGATTTCATGGCAGGTAGCAGGTACTCTATGGTCTCATTCATGCGCGGGGCAATGCCTGCTTCCTCATGAAAGAAAAAAGTACAGGGACCACCGACACCATTGGTAGGATCTTTCTCCAGGGCAAGACCAAAGACAACAGACTTTAAGCCCACGTCACGCTTCTTGCCACCTTGGTTCACCTCAATTTTCTGTTCCCAGTTGAGTACTTTGTCAGGGTTAGAGGGACGATACCAGCCTGTGTGGCTGTTCAAGAAGTTGCGGTACTCTTCCAAAAACCTCCAGGTACCTTTTTCGTTGATGTAGTCTTTTAGAGAACCTGCCATCTTGTTGACAGCACCTTCTTCAAACCAGTACAGATTGATAATCTTGGCAGCGTGATAGTAAGAAGAGGCAATCTGTCGCTTCTTTAGAATCGCGCAATGTTTGTAGCTGTGCTTGGCAATGTCTTCATACAGGGCCATGTGGTACTGCGCATCACGCACGTCAGCAAAGGTGAACTTGCCCACCTCTTTGTTGTAGATAGGCATAAAGTTCAGCCACATGTAGTAATATCTGGTCAGATACCAGGTGTTCTTAGGACCATGTATGATCACCCCGTTGCGGCAGCGTTCTTTCTGGGTGTCCCAGTAGTAAACAAAGTCTTTGCTGCGACTGGGCGCTGTACAGTAAACTTTATACTTGTTGAAAAGCCTGGCCTGCTGATTGAACATCTCACAGGTCTTGTCAAAGTTGTATTGACCTGGTTCTTTGAACATACTCCACAAAAACTCCACAAACGCATCCCTGGACGCAAACTCAGTGTGCGACCATGTGTCTGTAGCAGCAGTGTATGTGGGAACCTTGATGTACATTATTTTTTAGGGGAAAAACTCATAAGCAGCGCAGGGTCACCATTGCTTTTGACAAGGTGCTTTACAAGAACTTTTACGTCCTTGTGTTTAAAGATGGGATGCACTGAAGTTTCTGCATTGAAGTAAGCCCTGTGGTCATCGCGGTGGTAGGCTGCCCATTGGTTGGTAAAGTGGTTGTAGTGAAACACCCAGTCGTAAAGAATTTCTGCGGTCATGATAGTTTGGTTTTTGGTTTAACCCTGGTCGTATGCAATGTGCTGTCCACCTCTAACCTGAGACTTCTGCTCTTCCATAAGGTCTTTGTAGGCACCTTTGAAAGACAGGCGGATCTGCTCAAACTTGGCAGCTGCATTGACTAAGGAGTTAATGTTGCCATCGCGACCATGCTCAATAGTGGTGGTCTCCATGTAGCGTGCAAGACGGTCCAACATGTGCTTGATGCCCATAAATGCACGATAGGTGGGTGTTTCATACAGCTTCTTGCAAAAAGTAAGTGCCTGCAAGATTAGCTCGTCTTCTACAGAAAAAGTGACATTAAGCTGTGAAAGGATCAGCTCTTCTTTTTCGTTTTCAGGAACGTCAAAGAAAGGGTTCAGGTCAGGGTTGGGACAGCTCATGTAGAACAAATACGCGTACACGTCCATGTAATCTTCAGGATAGTCCTTCATAATCTGTTTAAGCAGTGTAAGCGTAAAGCAGTGTTCAGAGGGAACAATCCTCCCGTTTTCTATGTCAAATAGCTTGATCATGATTTTTCGGTTTTAAGCACCTTATTCTGATTGTCTTTATACCATGTCATGATTGCCAGCACTTCGTCTTTAAGGTAAGGCAGTTCATAAGGCACAATATCGCGGATGATAAAATCACCATCAGTATTGGTCTTTAGCAAAGGATATCCATACTCGTCCTTGTGGTCCTCTTCTTCAAAAAGAATGTGATGAATGGTAAGCTTGCCTGGTTTTAGTGTAGGATTATGCTTAAGAATCATGTACATGTAAATAGAAAGCTGCAGCGTGTAGTGGTTCAGATTGCAGTCATCCAAGTGAGACACCGGCATGTGCATCTTTTTAGAAACACCCTCCCAGTTCTTAAAGCTTTCTGTCTTGATCTCTTTATTGGTCTTGTAGTCTGTTATAAACACCTGGCCATTAGCCACTTCTACCAGATCGCTTTGTCCACAGATGCCTGCAGAGCGCAGGTAAACCATGTGTTCAGGATAAATACCGTCAATAAGTTTCTGAGAAGGTGCTATTTTTTTACCTGTCTCATCTTGCATAGGACGAATCACTGGCAACTCTGTATCATAACGCACAATGGTCTGGCAGCCCAGAATGTCACGCTCGCGCTGGTCATGGTACCAGTTGCCTAAATTACAAGCACGATCAGCTTCCTTTTTCCAGATCTGCTGAATCTGCTCTGGTGTCATGCCAAACCACTTGGAGCGCTTGTTAGTGGCGCTCTTAGTGGCGACATTCTTACCATCAAAAGGTTGCTTGAGTGCGCCCAAAAGGGTGGTAACACTGACCCATTGAGTAGTATCCTGAGGGTCTAAAGATGTGTAACTGTGTGTAGAGGGTTCAAAGAGTATGCTCATAGGGGGTTTTGGTTATCAATACTTTTCTTTACAGCATCCTCTTCATCCTGCGTGAGGACAGCATCCCAATAGCCCTCAGGGCATGAAGATGTGAGAGAACGCAACTTAAATTTCAAAGAACACCCACACTGAGGACAGCATGGATGAGTGCCAGGTGCAACGCAGTTCTTTTGGCCTTTTGATTGCAAAAATGGACAACTCTGGCATATGGCCATGCGGTGATCATGAATCTCCTCAACATGTTCTGTCTTAAAAACGCTGTTGGCGACTCCTTCTAAAATTTTATTGCGATCCTTCCACAACTTGATTAGCATGGTGTTTTTCTTTTAAGGTTTGCACTTTAAGTTTTCTTTCTTCTTCCTGGTCCATCATATCTAAGATGGCTTCATATTTTTCAATGTCTTTTTTAACATCCTGCTTAATCTCAAAAGCTTTTATAGAAGCAGTCTCATCAAGACTGTCTATAAAGTTTTTGTGGCGCTCAATCTTTTTTTGAACCCTTCTTTTTTTAAGCACAAAAGTTCCCAAATTGGGAACATTTACAGCAATGCTTTCCACGCTGCTGAGACGTTTTTGCACATAGCGATAGAAGAAAGCAACAATGTCATCAACCTCTTGAAAATTTCTGTCAAGTTTCTTTGCTGTAAGCAAAGACAACTCTTTACGCTTTGCTGGATTCAATGGACAATAGGTTATAATCTAGTAAAATGTTTCCTTTACGGTAGATATCAATGCTGGGTGTAATTTGTATCAGCTTCTTATTATCCTTGCTCTTTACCACAATCTTGCGCTTTTCAAGCTTAGAAATGCGATTGCGCACGTGTTGCGCTCTCACAGAAAACTCTTCAAGTTCTACAGATCCATAAAGTCTTCTTGCAGCAGCATTGCAAAATTTACTCAGCTCAACAGGCCCCCAAAGAGCAAGCATTGTAAGAATCTCTATGTCTGAAGGAATCAGGTGTTCTTTCTTAAAGAAGATAAAATTGGTAATTATCTGGTATTTGACAAGGTCGTAAGGTGTGACCCTGATTTTTTTTTGAACTTTGTTTACTTCCATGGTTTTTCAAGATTAGATACCATACACTCAGGAGTTTCACCTGAACATTCCCCCGCTTTACACACCCTTGCGAGAGTGTGGGCTGCAGTTCCACCATACTGCCAGGACATGCTTTTCTACGCTTACATCAGTGTGAGGTACAGGCACTTATGTTGTAAAATGTCCAGTTTTTTGAGTTAAAAACTGGACTTTGGTAGCGGGCGCAGGGGTCGAACCTGCCACACATCTGTGGTTATGAGCCACGACTGCCACCAGGGCTGCCCGCATGGTTGTCAAGATTGTCCTATGATCTTTGAGATCTGAGCAACAGTTTTTTCTGTGCTAAGAGCCATCCGCTCTACTTCATCTTTTTCATTTTCTAGTTCATCAAGTTTTACTTGCAGATTTTCAATGGCGATAATCTGCTCTTTATGCAATGCGGTTAGCTCTGTGGACATCTTGTAAAAAGTGCTCAGGATGTTATGTTTTTTGCGCTCAAGGGTGGCCAAAGTGGAACTGCCTTTGAACAGGTTGATTAAAAATCTAAGCATTGGTTTTTGGAGGGTTGAGGGTTAAACAAAAAATTACCATACAATGGCAATGTCGCGCTCTGCAATCATGAGTTTTATGCTGTCATCTAACTGTACTACATCTGCATGCTGCAAGTATTGGGTGGGAACATAGACTTTGTCGCCAGGAACTACATGCGTGACTTCATCACCTGTAGCAAAAACTTCCAGCATAGTCCACTTTTGCATCATTTCACGTTCTAGTTCAGCTTCTGCTTCCGGTGAAAGCTGAATGACAGACTCTGGTTTGTCAGGTTTGTTTAACAAGATCCTGGTTCCAAGTAGTGTTTTAAAGGGTTTTGACATAGGGTTGGAGTTGGTTTAAGAAAAATTAGAGCCACTTGTAGGAATTGAACCCACGACCTACTGATTACAAATCAGTCGCTCTACCATCTGAGCTAAAGTGGCTAGGTTTTCAAGGAACATGGAAATCTGAGAAGTTTAATCTAAGGGGGTTAAACTTCTGCTATTTGGTTTTTCAGTGTGCGTTTTCAGACTCTGCATCATCCTCGTTGCTGTTTAGAGGAGTCTTGAATTGAGCAATGATTGCCATAGCCTGCAGGCGCTTGGCCTCTTCCTGTACAGCTTTGCTCTGAAGTTCTGCAAGCTCATGGCGCAGCTTTGCCAGCTCAATTTGCTCTTTGTACCAGGCAATTACCTCTTCTTTGGTGGGTTCTCTGTCTTTTTGGTTTTGTGACATAGGAGTTAGGGTTTACATTTTATAGAGTTTCTACACTACAAATATACTTCAAAAGTTTAACTTCTACAAATTTGTCTGTATATTTGTAGAGAAGTTATTCCACATCATGCAATATCAAAACTTTAAGAGCATTTTGCTCATCTATAAAAAGGGCACTGAGAACATTAGGGCTTTAGATAAAATAGGCATGGATCTTATAGAAAGTCCTTATGAGCTGAGCAGCGTCCTTGAAGAGATGCTAATGCGTTCCATGGGCTGCTACTACACAGAGGAAGGTTTAGAGTGGATCAGCTGGTTTATCTATGAGAACGAGTGGGGCAAGAAAAAGTGGAAGGGGCCTTTGTACCATCTGGACAATGAAGGAAACATGGTTGTTTCTGAAGAACACGATGGTTATGGAGCGCATGACAGTAAAGGAAAACCTATCTGTTATTCTGTGCGCTCCTTGTACCAGTACCTGCAAAAAAACCACCTTAAATAAACTTGATTTATGTACGTCACCAGAGAAAAAGAATGGGATGCCCTGGTCAAAGTCTGCCAGATGCTTCAAAACAAAGAAGGTCTGGTGCCAGGCAAAGCGGCAGTAGCCATGGTCAGTCCAGACTACAGCGCTACAGCAGCCATGCACATAGCGCACCATTTGAGCCAGGGAGGAGAAATGTTGGACATAGTGTGTGTGGAGGTGCCTTATCCTGACGAGGATCCTGAACCTTACTGCAAGCAGTTTGCCAACCGCACCTGCTTTGAGTTTTTTCCTTTTGAGACAGTAGTCCTGGTAGAAGCAGGGGTAATCACCGGTGGTAACTATAACTTTTTTGCCAACCACCTTATTGACATGGGCTTTAAAGTAGTCACAGCAGCTTTGTTTGAGAACGTACACAGCAAGTTTCAAAGCGATGTGGTAGGTTTTTACTATGACCACAACGTTGAACCATTAGAGTTTTACTTTGAAAAAGACAACAATCACTGGAAATGAAAAAGGCCCTCTTTAAGTTCAATGGCGGCAAAATGGCGCTGCTGTGCTCTAATTGTAGAAAGATTGTAAAAAAAGGTCATGAGTTCACTTTAGATGAACTAGCAGCATCCCAAGGAGAAGGTGTCATAGGACCACAATACTGTGAAGAGTGCAAACCTAGTATAGAAGTACCTGACTATATGTTGGTTCGCGCAGAAGATGGCCTGACACTGACTGCAAAAGAGATCAAGTTCATTGAATGGAAAGAAGACGGTACCTTTGAAAAAGGTCATGACCAGGCAGCTGAAGGGAGATCTTTGATTCTGGACCCTCAGTACGGCAGGTTCTTTACCTGGATGACCACCCAAATTGTCAAAATCACTGAACAGAACCCCGACTCCATAAGATTTTCTACCAAAAACTCTAATTACCTACTGCAATGGAAACAGAAACCAAGCGACTAACAGCTGAGATCATTAAGATCTACCCTGAAATGTTCCAGGGCACAGATCCCAACTACACCCCCTGGTCAGCAGGTCTGGGTGTAGACTTGGGTTGGTATCCTATCATAAAGCGCCTGGTCACTACCATAAAGGAAAACGACGACCAGTACAACCTTGAAAATGGAACCAAGGTTGTGACAAAGGTTTCTGACATCAAAGAAAAGTATGGCAGCTTGAGATTCTATCCTTTGGGTGGAACACTAGATAAGAACTGGGATGCGATAGAAGCTGCAGAAGATGAGTCTGAAAACACCTGTGAGACCTGTGGGTCAACAGATAATGTAGGCACCTGGACCAAAGGCTGGATTGTAACCTGCTGTAAAAGCTGTGCTGAAAAACGCATTGAGTTTAATATCCCTAAACAAGAGCTTGATGTGGTCTGGCTGCCAAGAAGAAAATGAAAACCTGGATGAAACTGTTCATGACCGGCGTGGTGCAGGTCTACTTTGTGGCCATTAACACAGTCTTTTTAAGCAAAGAGCTCTATGTAGGGGTTTTCTTTGCAGCATTTATGATCTCTATGGTCTGGTCTTACAACATCAAGAAGATTGTCTTTGGCACCATAACTGATAGGGTGTTGTACTCTTTAGGCGCTACCACAGGTAGTCTGCTTGGGTTATTCACAAGTGATATACTTACAGATTTTATTATTAACTTATAGTGACCCCCCACTATGAGAGACGCCAGTAGATCACGCAAGACAGAAATCAAGTATTTAGTAGAGCTTAACGAAGAGCAAAGAGATGCCAAGCGTTTAATAAGAGAGAACCAGATAGTGATTGTCACAGGGCGCGCAGGTTCAGGCAAGTCATTAGTCTCTGCACAAACAGCCCTGGACTTCTTATTCAAAAAAGAGTGTGACAACATCTATGTGACGCGCGCCACCATTGAGGTGGGTGCCACCATGGGCTTGCTACCGGGGTCACTGGACGAGAAGTTCAACCCTTACCTAGAAGCTTTTGTAGAGAACCTGGAAAAGTGCTATGAGAAAGCCAAGATACAGGAGATGGTCAAAAGCAAACAGATCGTGGCTTATCCTGTGCAGTTCATTAGAGGAAAGACTATAGACGACGTCTTAGTAGTAGAAGAAGCACAGAACCTGAGCAAGGCGCAGATGCTGGCCATTCTGACACGCCTGGGCAAAACAGGCAAGATTATTGTCAATGGTGACAATGAGCAAAAAGACATCAGAGACGATTACAATGGACTGTCCTATGCTATAGAGCTAAGCAAAAAGATTCCTGAGATCAAGTGGATCAAACTTAAAGAGAACCATCGCTCTGACCTGGTGGGAAAGATCCTTGACTTTGAGTACAACTAACCAACCTGACAGATACTATGATACGTTTACACAACAACTTTGACTTTGGCCAGATTGTCTATCTAAAGTCTGACACCATGCAGCTACCTAGGCTAGTCAACGCCATGCAACTGGCAGGTGACAGCACAGCACCAATCATGTACAGACTCTGCCAAGAAACAGAAGAAACCTGGCACTATGAGGTGGAAATCTCAGCAGAGAAAGACGTCATGATGACTACCAGTAACTGACAAAAAACATCCCCCTCCCTCTAAGCAACCCTCAGGTACCCCCCTGGGGGTTTTTGCATTTTTGGGCGCACTGCATAAAAATCGGGCGCTCTCATACTTCTCCTATAAAGAGAGAGAGAACAAACACTAGGGAGAGAGAGCTGACACAGGAACATACTGACTGAACTGCTGACCACACGGGTGCAAAAACGTGATGAGGATGAGAGTGGGAGGAGTCCCTATGACAACCATCCCCCCACCAAACACAGCAACCCTTGACCCCCCTGGTGATGCAGGTCAAATCCTTTGCACTATGTATCAAACATGGCACATTGCAGGACACGACATCATTGCTAAGACTCTGAAGGAAGCCATTGCTTACTTCAGAGACTACTGCGTGAATGTCAATGGATAAAAGTTATCCAACCTGCAACGCAGACACAAGAGGGATGCTCTGCACAGGAGCGTCTCTCTTGGTCTTTAAAGCGTTTGACCAACCTTCAACCCCCATTGGTGTTCAACCAATTTTAATGCACCATTTCAGCTTCCCAAGGGCTGACAGTTGTAAGAAATACCTGGTTTACAGCCTTCGTGTACTAATCAGATCACGATTTAAACTGTAATAATATTTGCCAGGCAGACTTACAACTAAGTGCAAAGAGATAACTCATTTGATTAACCGAAACTACACCTCAAGAAAGGTTGCACTAAAACGTAGGTGGACGATAGCAGACTCGTCTAGTTAATCAAATTTCTCTTTGCACTAACCTTTGGGTATGAAGACTTCTTAGTTTTGAGGAAACCAGATTTATATCAAGGCTTAACTCTTGTAAAATATCTAAGATGTGAAACCACACTGATACACCATTAACCAATAAACCCAATTCTCATGTACAAGATCAAAAATTTCGTCATGCCTGCCCAGGTACTTGCATGGCTACTCATTGCAGGTACTATGACAGTTATCTGGCATGCGTTCCTTGCAGGCGCTATCAGCATGCTTAGCAGCAGCGTGACATTTGCAGACGTCAGCGACGCAGCACCTATGTGGTTCATGAGTTTACTTATGTTCATAGGCTTTCTGGTATCTGTAGGCACATGGTTGTGGGAGGGTTAGTCCTCTCACAGCCTTTGTGGCTTACTGCAACCTACAACCCCCCTTTTCATTCAGTTCATTTTGTTTCACTAAACCCAAATCCAAACTACCATGAACAAAGTTCAAATCACCCCCAATGCTCAGACAGGTGCTCTTATCACACCGTTTAACAGCAACCCAGACTACAGCTACCTCCAACTGCAGTCTGTTGAAATGATTCAGCGCGACGGCGGCTGGTTGGAGGAAAAACGCCGCAGTGCTTTGCTACGCGCTAAGACCTCTGTCTTGGAGAGCTTTGTAGCACAGCACGGCAAAACGCTCACGCTGCCAGGACGCATTGTTGTTCGCGAGTTCCTTGAAGACGAACTCCCTGAAAACTATGCTACGCGCCTGAACAAGAACCTCTCTTACGAGCAGGCTGTTCAGCCGTTCCTGAAACGCGCAGGCAAAGACGGCGTTGCGCTCACCAAAAACGGTCAGCGCATTCTGCGTTTCTCAGACTACGATGCCTCTGGCACGCAGGCTGATATCTCTGTAGCCCACGACAATGTCAGTGAGGTCGCAGAGTTCCGCGCAGCTGTCAAGGCAAACAGCGCCAGTCTGCCTGCGTAATTGAGCACTTGACACACCAGGTTGGGAGATTCGTCTCCCAGCCTTGGTGCAAGTCAGGTCAGTTTTTTCTAAACCACAAGTGAAGAAAGTGCTCTGGTGTCTGCTCACAATTCACGAGGGCGTCTGTTTTTTTTCTTAAGTACAACCCTCAACACAACCCTCAAACCCCCTTTGAGTACAACTCTGAGAACAGACTTAGTACAGACAACCTTCAACCCCCCCATCAATTCACACTTAAAACCAAACTTTTTACCTATGTCTCAAGTTCAAATCATCCCCAACTCCACCACAGGCAGCCTCATTACTCCGTTTAAAAACAAACCTGAGTACGGCTATTTACAACTGTCTCAATCCTCTATGATCCCTGAAGGGACTTGGATTAGAGAACGCAAGCGTAGTACCCTGTTACGCGCTAAGTGCGAAGTGCTACAGCGCTTTGTGCAGTCTAACAAGACACTGTCGCTTCCAGGACACATCGTCATCAAAGAGTACCTGGAGAGCGAAGTACCTGAGAGTCTCTTTGAGCAGTTTGCCAACAAGAGTCTCCCCGCTTCTCAAGCCCTTGACAGTTTTGTCAAACGCGCAGGACAAGACGGTATAGAACTCTGCGTAGACGGTGAACGCATCATCAGGTTTTCTGTGTATGACCCAACAGGTCAGGACCATGACGTGTATGTACAGCATAATAATACAGACGCTGTACGTGAGTTCAACGCTGTACGTAGTGCTAAAAACGCAAGTCTTTAAGCACTTGAACAAGTTTCTGAGAAAGTTGCTGTATTTACACAGCGCTTTCTCAGTTGCTTTTTTGACACATAAGTGTTCAGTAAGTTGTTGATGAGCAAGAAGTTACGTGAGTGGTAGCACACCCCTCCTCATCCTCTTAATCACCTCAAAAACCTCTCAGAACGCTCAAATTTTGACACTAAATGGCTATAATCTATCAGTTTTTGCCATACAATGTCTTTTTCATTTCTTGATTAACTTATTCTCTTTGCACTCAGTTGTAATAATTACCAGTGTGAATAACACTACTGAAGTAACCTGTACGTAAAGGGTTGAAAGTAAGGCTGAAATAGCTCCTTGAAAAAAGGTAATTGAAATAGGTACCACCGGACCCTGTTACAACTGAGTGCAGAGGGAATATTAATTGTAAAGCAAGAATGTGATAGGCAGATTCAGTCTTGCAATTGTTTCTAGGTTTAGCTGCCTTGTATTAACCATTTGGTTATAGCTTTTACTAGAACCCCTTTAGAAAGGTTGTGGGTTATCAACCAATTTTAATGCACCATAACTCACTTCCCAAGGGTGAGCAGTTGTAATAAAAGTGACAAACATCCGTGAGGTGAAGACCTTCATAGCATAATGACTATGTAAAGCCATGTTTTGTGAAAACTATATTACAACTGAGTGCAGAGGGGTTAATAGATTTGTAAAACTTAAAACTTAACTATAAAACTTAACTATATGGTGGAATTTATTAAAAACAAAGAATCAGGTGAAGAATATATGCAGCTATTTTCAATAGCACATACACCTGAAGAAGCTTTTCATGTATGGAAAAGAGCTAAAGAATTAAATGTTGATGTCTGCATAGACAATAAAATGTTAGGTAATGATTGGGAAGCTCTATATGCTATTGAGCAACATTTTGGTGTTTCTTATACATTATAACTGAGTGCAGAGGGATCTTTTTTAAACACCAGTTGCAATAGTAGATTAACTTATCTTACTAGTAAGTCTACACATTAAGTACTATGTAAACCTGACTATGCCATTCATTTATGGCTTGAGGTTGTATGCTAGGCAGCATAGTTGTATTTTGGTAGCAAGGTATTAAGGGCAATAGCGCCACTAATCTTACTATTGCAACTGTTTATATTATTCTCAAAGCACTAACTCACTACCGTGAGCAGTTGTAACAAGAACAAGCAGGGAATATTACAGAACGTATGCTGTAATAGGAAACCATTGGAGAACACCTACCTGCAAATGGGTGCCACTTGTTACAACTAAGTGCTAAGAGGAAGACCTTGTTGTCTTGTCTCTCTCTCCCTGTAGAAGCATTAGAGTCACCCGCGCCAGGCAGATCTGTGAGAAAAATATTTCCGCTCCTCTCCTCTGGTTTGTACAGGCGCTTTAACACAGAAGCACCCCAATGTTTCTGACCTGGTACAAACTACAATCAAACGATAAAAGCAGACCAACGAGCGGCGTTGGTATGTCTGGCGCTGGTGCTCTAAATTTCTACTTGTATTATTTTGACCACTAAAATCTTGTAATTAACATGAACCTTAAAAAACTATTTGTATTTCTCACACTTTTTGTGAGTGTGATTAGCTTGTCTTCTTTTGGTATTAAAGCCTATGTTGATTATGAGGTTCTTAATACCCTTGAGGATATGAAAGAGTGGGTTGAGTATGACATAGCTGAATGCACTGATTCATCCATGATCATCAAGTTAGAGACTTACAAACTCAACCTGGATTTTTGCATCAAAAAACTTCGCGATCAAAATTCACAACCTAAAAGTTTACCTGATGACAATGACTGTTGATGAGTTCTTTAAACAACACGGTTCTCAACTGATAAAACTTCATGAAGATGACTCTGAAACTGGCAATTTCAGACTCTTTTGTCCTGAAGAATGCTCTACTGCTACCCATTACAAAGACAATGGTTACACTTTAGCGTCTATTTTTGAGGACCTTGATGGTGATGAGTATGTTGTCTTAGACAACGACCCAGGTGACGCGTTAGACAAAATTGGCTTTTTTATTTTACAACCCTAAAATCTTCAAATCCTGTGAAAAATCCTACTAGCTCACAATCATTGCACCCGCGCTTCTGGACAAAAGAACAAGAAACTCTTGTCATGTCTATTGTAAACAAGCGACGGAAGTACAGAACACTTTGTAAGGCATTTGATAAAGCAGCACGCGCTACCAACCGGACTGCTCAAGCTGTTGCCATTCACTATTACACAAATCTGAGAAACGCTGACTCGCAACCAACAGTTTCAGTCAATGTCCAGAAAAAAACAGCAGTCAATAGTAGTAAAACTAAGCAAACAAACATGTCTGAGCATAACATTCAGCTTGTTTCATTTGTCAGAACGCTGTTCACAAGACTTACTCCTGCTGAGAGAGCAGAGGTAACCAAAAACCTAGTTTAGGTTTGACCCACCACTGGCATACTGGTTAAAGTATGCTTTTAGCATGAAAACTTACTAATTCTCTATTATACCTTAACAATCTGACCGCACAGCTGAGTGCAAAGGGTATTAATACGAGGTAAGCTGTTGTAATCTCCTTTGTGGAGTTAAATAGGGGATTTATGACGCAGAACCAGTTACAACTTAGTGCTATACTTTGTCTAAAACAACTGCAGTGCATGAAGGGTATTTACGAGGGTTGATCACCTTATTGTACCTACGAAGGCTTAATAAGCCACTTGAAACGTAGCACTGTAGTTGTTTTTAGACATTGTGTTGTTCCCTTGAGAAAGGAATGTCAAGAGAGTCGCTTCTGCAACTTACCTCTACAACACAGAGGACTTCTCATCCTCAACACAGTCAGGTGGCGGAATTGGTAGACGCCAAGTGAATTTGAAAGTTATCGCTTCAAAGGTAAGGGAACTTGAAGTGGATACTGGAAAACTTGAAAAAGCATGACCTTAATCCTGCTTACAGGTTCAAATCCTGTCCTGACTACACGTTCCGAAACATACAACGGATAGTGTGCCCAACATGATGAGAAACGGAGTGATGTCCGTATGGGAACGTACATTGGTGTATAGGCAGAACACCAGGGCAAGTCAGCCCGACCTTGTAAGGACGAATGATTAGTCCTAACTCAGTGATGAGGACAGCCACAACACCTGTAAGTTGGATAAATTAGGGTGTTACCTAGTCAGGTGGCGGAATGAAGGCACAAAGAGTAATAGTATGTGCTGGATATGGTAGACGCGAAGATTGACCCGCAAGGTTGATATTGTATGTTAGAAGTAAGCGGACAACATACAGAATTTGCAAAACGCTGGTGGTACTGTTGCAACAGTAATAAGAGAAAACCACAAATGGCATACAGGTTCGATTCCTGTCCTGACTACCAAGTTAACCACACTAAGACAAGAAACGTGGTGACAGCGTGGAAAGACACGCGTTTAATGCACCAGTCTCACGTGGATATGAAGACTTCTTAGACCAGCTCATTGCAATCAAGCAAGGGATAACCCACTTGTATGTACACTGTTCAGCTAAGATGTAAAACCACACTGATTAATAAACGTACCGTATGAGGAACAGAAATGTACACTAACGGCTAGTTAATCAGCCTCCCAAGGATGAGCAGTTGTAATCACACAGAGCGTCTCCTCACTACCCATAAGTTATGGGTGCTGCATAAAAAGCAGGTAGTAATGTGGATAATACCACAGGATGTCCTGATAGGTAAGATGTGATGAATATTGGTCTTGAGTACAACCAATAACAACTGAGTGCAGAGGGAACGCGGCAAGTGCAAGGTGTCTGGCTTATCATACCCAGGCACCTCACTTGTTGTTGTTAAAACTTGTACAGTTTAAACTTAAAATATTACTTATCATGAAAAACCTTTTCATCTTTCTGACAAGCTTGTTTATCACAAGTTGTGAGAACAAACGCCCTTACAAAGTTGTAAATGTGCGTAACATAAACGACAGCACTTGTGAGTATGTGCTTTCACGCAGCAATGGTTTTGGTCCACAAGTCAAAAAGATCAATGAAAGTTGTGATAAGTACAAATTGTTTCAAACCATAAACTTCTGAAACCAACCAATGAAACTGTAAACAAAAGAAGCTTATAAAACTGATATCAAGTAGACTTTAAAAAACTTATTATGAACACCTTAGAAAAAGAATTTGTCCCCTACGAACAAGCATTAGCACTCAAAGACCTTGGATTTGATGAACCTTGTATAACATCATACAATAAAAGTGAAAAACTTTTTAAAATATGGGAAGATGAGCAAGTGATTGGTATTACAAAATGCTCAGCACCGACATTCTCACAAGCATTCAGATGGCTTAGAGAGAAGTATGGATTGTACTCTTGGATAACAATTGAGTTAGGTAATAAATCTACATTTTGTTGGGTATTATCAGGTGAACATACTAGCACTCAGTATGCGGCATACTTTCATACCTACGAAGAAGCAGAACTTGCTTGTCTTAGAAAATTAATTGAAATTGTAAAACAAAACCAATGACACACAAACTAATTCACATATCAAATGTCAAAAAACACATCCACTTGGCAACAAGGTTTGTCTATAAGACACATAGCACAGATCATACGCCGCAAAATGATAACGCGTAGTAAGCCATCTGCTAAAGTGTACGACAGATCTAAATCTAAATCTCAAAACACTGACACATGAAACATTATCCACTCACCATAGAACTGGTGCCTAAAACTGCGTGGTATACAAATGTAAGGTCCAATGTTTCTAAAAAAGAATGGGACCGCATACGCAAAAAGAGTTATCAAAACGCTAGTTATGTTTGTGAAATCTGTGGTGACACAGGTCTTAATCAAAACCACAAGCATCCTGTTGAATGTCATGAAATATGGCAATATGATGATTTAAATCATGTACAGAAACTCACAGGACTTATTTCACTTTGCCCCAACTGTCATACAGTTAAACATCCTGGATTAGCAACGACAAAGGGCAAACTTGAAACAGTTATCAGACAACTTCAAAAAGTTAACTCAATGACATTTGAAGAAGCAGCAGAGTATTTACAAGAAAGTTTTTTGAAATGGATTGATCGTTCTCAACACGAGTGGACACTTGACATTGAATATCTTAAAACCTATTAGCAAACGCTGCTTTTGTGAAGTTAAGCTACACAGTTTCCAGATGGTGAATACTAGTTAAGTTCCAAGAGAAATTACACAGTTTTTAGTAACAAAAGCAGCCCAAACAAGTTTGATATCCCTGAAGTTTCATCTTTAAAACTGGGGCCAAGTCCTATGTGTAGGAAACTGCATATTAGGCATGACATGAGTATAAGCAGGTCTGTCATTAAATAACAAGTTATTTAGTTTATACTGTCAAGATGAAAAAATACAGAGACAAGTTTAAGCATCAGCAGCGTGAGTCTCTCCTGCTACATCTACAGTATTTATCATGCTGATTCTATTTTTTGTTTTACTTTTTAAAACAAAACCATGAAAACCAAACACAAAATGAACACGCATACCCTCAACTTACTGGTAAGAGGATTGACTTTTTAAATGGGTTTGTCAGAAGGTATCTCTTTGAAAGTTGCAACACATTGCTGTTAGACGTAAGAGCATGATGCAGCGCCAGCGTAGTTCAGGTAAAGACTTTACATCAGATCCCACAAAGAACTCTTGGTTATAAAGCAAATTCAGTCTCAAGTTTTTATAGTGTATAAAACGATATTATAAAAATTGAGTCTACATATATTTGTTTCACTTTAAAAAATGACCCATGCTCTACAAATATTGCAAAAAAACTTTAAGATATGTTTCAGCTCTACAATATTTTATTAAATTTGTAGTTCTGTTTTCTTTACTATCTGCATCATTGGCATATTACATGGGCCATAACGCAGGTTATACAAAAGGAACAAAAAGTTTAACAGATGCTGAAAAGGCATTCATAATCAAAGAAGAAGACAAATTTTCAGAAGAAAAACTGAAAAATTATCTTGTAGAACTGAATGTGAAATTTCCTCACATTGTTCATGCTCAGGCTGTTATTGAATCTGGTCATTTCAAATCACAGATATTCAAAAACAACCATAATCTTTTTGGCATGAAGCAAGCGCGAAGCCGTGCAACTACTAATTCAGGTTCTGAACTAGGTCATGCAGTATATTATCACTGGCGTGAAAGTGTACTTGATTACGCACTATATCAATGCGCTTTTTTAAGCAAAATACATACAGAAGAAAGTTATTATCAATATTTAAAAGAAAACTATGCAGAATCTCCAACATATGCTTCACAAGTTGAACATGTCGCTAAAAAGCTTAAAGCGGGAGTTTATTGACTTTTACAATGGTAAAAACATGGTCTATAATCCCATGATGTATAGTCCTTGCTATGAGCTGATGGTAGTTTGTAAAAAAACGAGAAAAGCAAATTTTAAACGCTTTTACACTATAAAAGATGCCATTGAATCAGTTTCACCTGAAATAATGTTTGACAAAGAACATGAATACTTGCTTTTCAACAAACTCTCAAAAAACAATTCTTTTATTAGACTAAACAAAATCTACCATGAATGCAATTCTAAGCTCAGAATCTTATCGCACAGGTCAAAACGTAATAAAATTGTACAATTTCAGTGATCCTGTATCTTATCCAGGACTTGATGAAAAATTTGAATCTCTTGAATTACACTATGACACTGATAAGAAAACATGCACTGTCAGTCCTTTGAATTTTACAGATCCTGTAACAGATGAACCAAATATTTCTGTGATTTTCAGCATTGATTTAGATTCTCAAAACCCTTTGTTAATAAGTACTGACAAGTATATAATCAAAGAGTTTTTGGGTCGCAGTAACTACCTAAAACTTCAAGTAGAGTCTGATTCAAGCATTTTTGAAGATTATTAAACCACTTTTACTTAATGGGAAAAATGAAAGAACTGTTCATGCAAATGCGTGAACATGAAGCTAATGTAGAAGGATTTGATAACATTGATGATGATTATCAATATCAACTCTACATACAAAACAAATATATGTCACCACCCCATGTATGTTTTATGGCAGATCAAAATGGAGATCTCATAATGCTTCAGGGAAATACTCCTCAAGAAATCATGCACATAGCTAAAAAGCATAATCTTGAAGGAAAGTTTACAATCATGTCTCCTATAAAACACCTCTTTTAATAATTATGCTTTACTTGATTATATCCTATATAGTTTCAGCAATAATGATACTTTCTAGCTGTTTTAGCGAACAAGATGGTGAAATTACTTGGTCAGATGTTATAATGTTTTTATTAGCACCTTTTACAGCAATTCCAATTTTTGCTGTGTTCATCTTGAGTCGTGTTGTTGACCTTGACAAGCCTATTTTTAAAAAAAATAGTTCCAGATTTTAGTTCATTTTATTGAACTAGTTATTTTGACAAATATTGTGAGATCTATCACATCTAAAACCCACATTGACAATCAAAAATAAAAAATACTACTTTATGAAAAAGTACCCTTCAATTACTGCCACAGCACAAGGTATCATAACCTATGACAAAAATGGTAAACAAATCATACAGCGTTATGATAATACTTATCAGAAAAAATCTGATTTTAAACCTAAACATATTCTTGAAACATCTGAAAATCTTGAGAAAATTCATCTGAACATGATTCAACGCCAAATGTTCAGAAGACTCATGTATGGATTAAAAGAATACACACCAGAACAAATGGCATCAATGTCTCTTACTGCCATTACAAATATTGTAGAAGACTACAAAAAAGCCAAACGCGCTTTGCATGTGTTAAAAGCTAAACGTCATTATCAAGCTGAAACCAAGCTTTTGAATGCTATTTTTCCTGATATGGAAATTGGCACTAAAGACTTTGACTGGTATTTAGATGTTCCCAAGCATGTTACTTTACGCAGCTTAGGAATCTCTACCAAAGAGGTTATTGATGAGTTTATCACACGCCGGCTTCTTCCTAAGAATTTTTACACCATCACTCCAGAAAATGTTTCCATGCCATGAGTGAATCCATTGCAAACAGTGAGGCCATCGTCAAGTACGGTGGTCTCACCAATGCTGAACTGTTACTGGTCTACTTTCGTTTTAAAAAGTACCTAGAAAACCTGGACAGCAATCTTGACCAGCAGCAGATCTCTAAGCCAATTGACACTCCAATGGGCAAAGGAGTAGTTATCAAAAAAGTTCCTCCAGAACATGTGGAGCGTTTCAGAAAAACAGAATACTACAGGCTCACCAAGCTGGTTGTTGAAAAACTTGAACCTATTGCTGAAGTAATCATGGAGTGTGATGACTCTTTGCAATCTCTGGCCAATGAGTTACGGTAGACTCAATAACCATGTTGCAATGTCTGAGCATTTGTCCTTAGAGGCAAAAGGCCTTTATGGAATTATCTGTTGTATGTGCGGTAGCAAAGACTACTGCTACCCTTCTTTATTAAAATTGGCAAAGCTTTCAGGTAAAAGCAAATCTACAGTGCAGCGAATCCTTAAAGAACTTTCTGAGAAAGGCGTTGTGACACGTGGTTTTAATACTACCCTGAACAAAACAGTTACTGTTAATCTTTTAGACCCTAAAAAATCCAAATCCACCTATGAACAAGCCCACTTCAACATCATTGATCAAAATCCTTGAAAATGTTTCAGATGAACTAAATGAAAAGTCAATACATGACCACATTATGATCGTTTTGGAAAGCGATGAAAACGGCTTACCTAACGGCAAAATGATAAAAGTCAAAGGACATCCTTTTGGTTTGCTTGGCATGATTGACCTGATAACTGAACAACTTTCTGCTATCAGAGAAAACATTGTCAAAAAGTTCAATGAAGCTGATAAACTGAATGACACTTTTAAATCAGCTACTTCTTCACACCGTGCTCGTTGGCAAAAACTTGAAGATGCCGCTCGCAAGGCAGCAGAAAATGGTGATAATGAAAAGTTAGACTCAATCAAAATAGAGCTCATTAATCTGCTTAAAGAGATAAAATTTAACAATAGTGATGGTCAAGATGACGATGACAACGATGGGTCTTCTGACTCTGGAGAGTTTAGAATTGACGACTTTAAAGAAGGCTTTTAAGCATGGGGGGTAGTCACCCATGACCACCCCTCAAATGCGCGCCTTTCTCTTTTTCTTTCTTCTTATTCCTTACTAGTCACCCATGACTAGGGGGTGTGGTCACCCATGACTACCCCCCTGGTCACTGGTGACCACCCCCTTATAAAAATTTACTGTTTATGGGAGTAGACATTTATGGCTTAAAGCCTGCGCTGACAAGCGAAAAACCCTCTTATCCTGACAATTTCAGCGAACTTTCTGCTGAAGAACGCACTGAGTATTACGATAAACTTGACAAATGGGAAAACCAAAACCCTGGTTATTACTTCAGAAACAACTGGTGGCACTGGCGACCCTTGCAAATGCTGGTGGGTTACTTCAACAAAGAATATGACATAGGCATACCTAAAAATGAGATCAAGTCTCTTGGAAGCAACGACGGCAAGGGTGTTTCAGACCCTGAGCACTGTGTAAAGCTAGCTGAAGCTTTTGAATCACATGCGTCTTTAATAGAATCTGCAGGATACAAAGCAGTTAGCTTGAATATGGGTCATTGGACGTTTAAAACTGTAAATGAACACGAAAACATTGTTGATTGTCTCTTAGATGATCCAACAAAAATTGAGCGTCTCAATGAAAAGTACGACACATACTTTTTAGGAGATGCAGAACTAGACGGCATTGCTTATCAAACCTCACACGGTACAACTACTGACAACATGAGAGACTTTGCGCTCTTTCTTCAAAACTGCAATGGTTTTGCGATTTACTAAACATTTAACTCTAACAAAAAGACAAAAATGATCCTACTACAAAGCTTTATTCAAGGTACTAGCTACCAAATTAAAACATTGCCTAAACAGGCATTTGAGAAAACTCTCACCCGCAGTATTGAAGATTTGAAGATTACAACTTCTATTGCTGATTTTGCCAAATTTCCTTTGGAAACCATTTTTGTTTCTGACGGCTATGACTTTCCTGAAGCAGATCACTTGCATATTCGCAAAGAGAACATCATCGCTCTTTCCTTTGAAGGTAACCTATTTCCTTTGTCATCACTTAACAAAGAGCGTTTGCAGAAACTTTGTGACTTTGCTGTTGATTATTTCCTGGACAGCGCTGACTATGGTGTAGAATACGCCAAGAAAATGGCTGAACAGATGGCTTCATACGGCTATGAATATGTCTGGGAGGACAAGATTGCTCCTAAGCCTGAAGAGCCAGGAACAACACCTGCTGGAACCAACATTCGTCGCACGATTGCAGCGCATTATCCTGTACCTAAAACAGAAGATGTTGGCTTTCACATTGATCCAGACATCTGGTTTTTGATATGCCGTAACGCGCTGCGTGGTGAAAACACCTTACTTGTAGGACCTACTGGTAGCGGTAAAACAGAAATTCTTTACCACTTGGCAACTGCTATGGGAAAAGAACTTTACATCCAAGACATGGGTACTGTACAAGACGCCCAAAGCGCTCTGTTAGGTGTACACCGTCTGAACAAGGAAGGTCACTCTGTCTTTGAACAGGCACCCTTTGTTTCTCGCATTCAAAGTGGTGGTATTGTACTGCTTGATGAGCTTAACCGCTCTCCACTTGCAGCTAATAATATCCTATTTCCATGCTTAGACAAGCGACGTTACTTACCCATAGATATTGCATGTGAAGATGGTGAGCGCAGGATTGCTGTGAATGAAAACACTGTGTTCTTTGCTACTGCAAACTTGGGTTCAGAGTATTCTGGCACCCACAGCATTGACCGCGCTTTGCTTGACAGGTTCTTTCCTGTAGAGTTGGGCTATCCTTCAGAGCGTGATGAGATTAATGTACTGAAACTGCGCACCGGCATAGACGAAAAGGCTGCTACTGCTATTGTCAGGGTCTCTAATGAGATCCGCAAGCAGTACAAAGAACAGGAGTTATCTACTCCTGTGTCAGTTCGTCACACCTTGCAGGCTGCGTCATTGATTTCTGATGGTTTTGAAGTAGACAAAGCATTGCTTGCTACCATTATGCCGCTGTTTGAAGACAGCATTGGCGTGAGTGAGCGTAGCAAGGTGCTGTCTATTGTTTCTGCGTTTTAAGCTGTAGGATCAGCTGGTTTGTGACAGAAAGGGTGTGGGTGACAATATTGTTGCTCACACTCCTTATGTCGCAAATATTTATCAAATGTACGACAAAAATTTAAAACTAAAATACCATGAGTAAACTGTCAAGAGACTGGTTTAACCGTAGGGCAGAAGATGCCTACACATTTGCTGATGACTCTAAAAGATTTTTCAGCTGGGACAGAGGCAGAGATTCTTACTCCTCATTCTTTGTCCGCAATAATGACTCTCTGAAAGTAGCTGCTAAGATGATTGGTTCTATATTCAGGGTAATTGGTGTTCCTAAAGACTTTGAATACACCAATAACGTAGAAGCAAATTCAAGTAATCCTTCAGTGCAAATTCCATTGAGCATGTTGCGCGATAAGAAAGGAAACTACCTAGACAAAGACACAGAGCTGCTGGATGCGTTCTACGGTGCTTCCATTCAAAATGCTGCACTGGCCACAATGCAGACTACTTCTGAGTATTATCAGACTATGAAAGCAAGAGACACCTCTAAAGACGTAGGTCTGAAAGATCTTTTGTTTACTGTGTTGAATACAGAACGTATTGACAAAAAACTTGCAGATCGTCTGCCAGGTTATCTTAAGTTTGTTCAAAAGTTCAAGAACCATCGCTATGAAAATGCACCAGTTGTAGGGGAAGAAGAACCTGCTCAAAAGCGTTTGATGGATCTTATTGTCAAAATGTTACGCTATCCTGCTAATATTTCTGAAAGTGATCTTGAAGAATTTGAAAAGCCTGTAACAGCTATTGAACGTCTTTTGAAAAAGTATGACGGCATACCTAATACAACTGCAGAATGTGCTAGCATGGCTACTTCTTTAACCAACATCATTGTCAAATATACCGAAGACGAAGAACCACCTCCACCTGGAGAAGGTGAGGGAGATGATGAAGAAGACGGTGAGTCATCTTCTGGCAAATCAAAACCAAAGCTGAGTAAATCAGACCTGAATGAGATAGCTAAAGAGATGATCAAATCTTTGATCAATGCTGAAGAAGGTAACAAAGAAGGATCTTTCAAAAAAGAGTTTGAAGATTTTACTGAGGACATGATACCTGGCACGCATCATATACCTAATTCTAAAGATTATGATGAAGAAGGTTTTGCTGAAGACAGTACTGTAGTATTCTTAAAAGCTGATACTAATGCTATTGCATACAAAAATGCGTTGCACAAAGTAGACAGTACTAAAGCTGCTGTACTTCAAAAGCTTTTTGCAAGAAAAAGTAAAGACCAGGCTTTTGTAATGAAGTCAATGCGCTCTGGTAGACTTGATACCAACAAAATTGCAGAAGCTGCTCAGAATGTTCCTACTATCTATGAAAGAATGGGACGGATCACTACAAATAAAATTTGTGTGGGCGTTTTGATTGATGAATCAGGCTCTATGGGAGGTAGCAAAATTGAAAAAGCAAGACAAGCTGCTATATTCATAAACGAAGTTTTTAAAAATATGCCTGATGTAGACTTGTATATGTATGGTCATACTGCAGATACACCTTCTACATCTGTAACTTATTTGCGTGTTTACCGTGAGAAAGGATATGTCACAGATCCTTTTTCCTTAGGATCTATTGAAGCAAGAGGCAACAACCGGGACGGTGATGCTATACTTGCTTTTGCAAAAAGAGTACGTAAAAACACACCTAATCAGGGCTTGTTGTTTGTACTCTCAGATGGTCAGCCCGCAGCTTCAGATTACAGTGGTAGATCTGCTATTGAAGACACTAAATCTAAAGTTCAAAAAGCACAGGCTTTAGGTTTTCAGGTAATTCAGATTGCTATTGAAGAATCAGTGCCTTCAGCTCAAATGTTTGACTACTTTATCAAGATGACTGACATCAAAAATCTACCTAATGACATGATCAATTATATGTCACGCAAAGTAAACAAGCTTATCAAAGAACGGGTCACTCTTTAACAAAATGAACACCAGGTGCAGAGTAACTTCTGCATCTGGGTTTGTTACCAATGCTTATGAATCAATTCAAAAACATTTATATTAAAATTTTTGTCTATTTGTTTGTCTTTGCACTCATTATGGAGCTATCACGCCTTGCGTTTTGGCTGATGAATCAAGACAGCAATATAGCAGTGTACATGGGTTTTATTATAGCCTTATCCCTTGTCATTGCACTGTCCACGATAATTGTGACAGTATTTCAAAAGGTTATCAACAATATCAAAAAACCAAAAAACAATGAACCAAGCTAAAATAATTTTATTATCATCTGTTGCGGCGCTACTAATGATATTTTCTTTGTCTTGTTGCGAGCGTATTGACGCAGGACACGTAGGTGTTAAAGTAAATCTTTATGGAGATGGTAAAGGTGTGGACGATGCCACTGAAGTTACAGGATGGGTCTTCTACAATCCTTTCAGCACAAAGATTATTGAGTTTCCCACATTTGTACAGCATAAAGAGTATAAAAACAACGGTGAAGATGCTGTTGATGAGTCATTTATTGTTAACTCAAAAGATGGTTCAGAGTTTCATGTTTCTCCAATAGTTAACTACGCTGTCAAACGTGATCGTGTGCCTTATATTTTTGGTAAGTATCGCTTAACTCTTGACGCTATTGAAGAAGGATTTCTTAAAACTGCTGTGTATGACGCTTTTCGTATTGTAGCCAACTCTTATACTGCTGATGAACTTATTTCTAATCGTGAGCAGTTTGAAGTTAAAGTGCGTAAAGTATTAGAGTCACAGTTGTATCCTGAAGGATTTGTTTTGGCACAGTTTACTTCTAACCTTGTGTATCCAGAAACTTTCAAGAAAGCTATTGAAGCTAAGAACAATGCAGTTCAAGCAGCACTTACTGCTGAAAACCAAGTTAAATCTGCTGAAGCACAAGCTAAAATTAAAGTTGCTACTGCTGAAGGTAATGCACAAGCACTTTTGACATCTGCTAAAGCAGAAGCAGAAGCTAATGCATTAAAACAACGCACTCTTACAGAAATGTTGCTTAAACAGCAATGGATTGAGCGTTGGGATGGCAAGTTACCTGTATACGGTCAAGCACCCATGCTTTACAAACCTGTTAATTAATTAGTAGAGAACAAGGGTCCAGTGTTAATGCGCTGGACTCTTTGTTTCTATAACTTACACAATCATGCAATTAATGACTGAAGGCACCAAAGTCACATATGTGCACAAAGGAGCTAAAGAACATGGTATCATCAAGTCTTTTCCAGAAGACCCTTACCACGCATTTGTGGTGTATCACTGCAATGATGATTGGGATGACTATCAGAGTTACACCGGTCAACGCACTGAAATCAAACACTTAAAACCAGGTTGGTTGTAAATCACAAAGATCTGCTATGAAAATAGTCAACAGAAAATCCATGCTCATACGCGAAAGTGGTAGAAGCACAGACTTCATCTCACCCAGCTTTGGGCATGGATGTCTGTTTGAGTGTGTCTACTGCTATATGAAGCGACATAAGCCTACTGGCTTGGACATTGCCAAAAACACAGGAGAGATCCTCACTGCTATCAACAATCATAGCTGGTTTGCTCAGGTAGAAAAACCTAATCAGACACATGAAAGTCTGATCACTTACGACATTTCTTGCAATGAAGACTTTGCGTTGCATCTGAAGTACCACAACTGGCAACAGATATTTGATTTTTTCAAGATGAACGAAAAAATTATGGGTTCTTTTGCAACCAAGTATGTGAACAAGAAGCTGTTGTTATACAATCCTCAGAAAAAAATACGCATCAGGTTTTCTTTAATGCCACAATGCTATGCAGATGTGCTTGAGCCTGAAACATCAAGCATTCAAGAACGTCTTGATGCTATCAACATGTTTGTTGAGGCAGGTTATGATGTACATGTGAACTTTTCACCAGTAATTGTCACAGATAACTGGCTTGAAAACTATCAGAAATTATTTGAAGACTTGAACAATGCTGTCAAAGATGAGTACAAACCTGCTGTAAAAGCAGAAGTTATTTTTCTTACGCATAACACAGAAAGACATCATCAAAATCTTAAAAACAATGCCGCCGGTGAGAGTCTTATCTGGCACCCTGAGATACAAGAAGATAAAGTATCTCAATATGGAGGTGTAAACCTAAGGTACAAAGGTTCTCTGAAAGCTGGTTACATTGCTGATTTTAGAAAGCTGCATGAAAGTATCATCCCCTGGAATTACATTCGTTACATTTTTTAACTGATCCTATGAGTAAAGAAATAACTGAAAGACAGATTGTGTATAACGCTGTTTTATGCAAAGTTTGTTCAAAAACAATTGTGAGTCGTCATCGCCATGATTACAATACTTGTGGTTGTCCTAATCATGCTTCTGTTGATGGAGGTATGAGCTATCTGCATTATGGTGCATTAGATCTTGAATTAATTGAGCTTTTGACTGTATATGCAGATGAACCTTTTGAAAAAGTAAGACAGCATGCTACACGTGGCTCAAGAGGTAAAAGTGGCAAAGAACCACTCACCTGGGTAAAACTTGCTGAAATGACTGATGAACATTTGGCAGCTGTTTTAGCGTTTGGTGGTGCGGAGTGGCACTTAAAACTTATTGCTAAAGAACTTCAATACCGACATGAAAACAACATATCCATTACTGACCCTGAAACCTGAGCTTGTAAGAACAGCTCTTGCAATGACTGAGGTTCATATTGACAATTTGAGAATTATAGAAATTATTCAAGATGTTTTTGCAAAGCTGCATGAGAAAGGTGCAGACTTTTCTTTAGATGACGCTGTAGAAATCATTCACAAGAATCGCAAAGAAGAAACAAAAACCTTATTGAACAGCGATAAAATGAAACAGCTGCAAGCTGTTTATCGTGAGCTGAGCGAATGTTATGTACATGGCAGCACAAATAAAATAAACCTGAAAATTTCTGAGAAGATGGACAGGGTGCTTGCTGAAATTGAAGAACTTAAAAAACTTACTAATGAAAAAAGTACAAATTGGAGTAGTAGGAGTTGACTCAGGTCAGCTTGTCCTATGTGATCCTTGCTACATTGACTCTGAATGGGAAAAAGAAGAGTTTCAGGACATCAGAAAGTATCAGCATAAAACTACAGGTGATGTTCTGCAGTATCGTGTAGACTTTGCTAAGTATGATACACCAATTTCAAAATATGGTGGTCAAACCATGAACCAGCTAATAGCATCCGGTGAATGGAAAAAACTTGATAGTCCTGATTCCATGCACAATTTCAGTTACAACGCTTGCTGTAAAGCTACTTTGTCTGCCAAAGGACATGGTCAGCTTAATTATAAGCTGGGACATGACGGTGTAGCTGTTGCTTTCAGCACTGCTTGTGGTGATGGAATTTATCCAGTGTTTGCCAACTATGACGACCAGGGAGAACTGGTGTCTGTATCTGTTCACTTTAATAATGAAGAATAATAACCATGAAAGGAAAGTTTACAATAGAAAAGACTCCGTTTTCCTCTACCAAATACTATAGTGGACAGTACACCTGCGATTGTTCTCAGTGGGAAGATGAAGTTCAGACTGAAACTTTTGAATTTACAGTCATTGTGTCTGAAGACCATGAAAATGGATTAGAGGAAATCATGGAGATCACTTGGGTCATCCAGGCTCCACCTAATGTGGGTGAAGCAGAAGATTGGATTAATGCTAACTTTTTCAACAAAATCGTCGAATGACATCAGAACAGTTTAATGAAAAGTACAAAGACTTCTTAGAGGAAGGTCATTATGGTTTGGGAATAGAGATCCCTGAGCTGACCACCTGGCTGGACCAGAAGTTCCAGGAGTTTATTAAAAAACCTGGCTTTAGTTACAGTCAGATCAAGTCAAAGTTTGGCATGGGTAGATTCTACTGTGAAGGTCTCACTAATGAGGAGACGTCTAAAGTAGAAAGCTACATCTCCAAGCTATGTGGTACAAAATAATAGGACCAAAAAATGAATCGCAGGAACTTAAGTGGAGTGTACATCTTCCACAAATTTGACGACGAAGAACGCAGGGAACCTACCTGCTTTGAAGACTGCCCAGATGAAAAACAATCTGAGTGGTTAAATACGCTTGATCCTGACGCTGTAAAGCACCTGGCAAAGCACCTTGCCAAAACAGTAAGAGCTATTGGTGACCAGTTTGATCTTGTAGCTGGGAGTAAAGATGAGTGATTTAAGCGACCAACAAGAATGGTGGGGTTATCAGCATGTTTCTGGCACCTATCAAGTAAAACCATATCGTGAGGCGCTTGACATCATTGAAGCAAATGAATCTCCATTTTGCAAACATGTTGTAGGACCTTTTATGGCAAAAAACAGAGACGACGCTTTACATATAGCAGAGTCACTTGTTAATTCTTTGAATGACACAGAACCGTCTGAAGCAGAGCAGCAGCTTTACTTTTTTATACACAACACAGCAGGCAGTTTTATGACAAGCTTGTTCAAGTGTATTATGAGTGCTGACATTCACAACCAGGCAAAACTTGCCAAAGGACTTCCAGAACATGTTGAAGTTGCTTACAAGTACATGAACTCTTCAGGTTACTGGGAAAATCTTGAGCAAAGAATGCAAAAGTTATTTAAACAAAAAACATGAGCCATCCATTACATCATGCTATTTCAAGCCAGAAACAGTGGGGCGGTCAGGTAGATGACTATCTGCCGCTTCACAACTGGTTTGATGAAACCAAAGCGCACTACCCAGACATGCGTCACCGGGCACTGCGCCATCACTCAGAAGGTATCTTCTGGTGTGAAAAACAATTTGGCACCTATATCACCAACTCTGATGGACGCATGGTCCCTGTAAGAGCTATTGGTGAACAACACATTAAAGAAGACTTAGGATGGATACCAACCATCAAAGACTACCTTGACAACATGACTATTGTAGGCTGGATGTATAAGCCAGGAGACGGTAGAAAAATGCTTAAGCAAATGACAGAAGAAAAGTCTGATTTTGTTACACATAAACAACCTAAATTACCATGAGTAAAACAAAAGATTTTACAATAAAAGACCTGATGAACTGGTGCAATGCACAAGTAGCAGAAGGCAAATTGCTTGAGATTAAGTGGGAAGGTGGAGGAGATAGTGGCTGGGTTTACTTTGAAATTGATGGCAAACAAACATCAAAACCTGAAGCAGAAGCTTTAGTGGACATGATGCATAGCCAGTTAGATTATGGATCGTGGGCAGGAGAATTTAGTGCTTCAGGCAGTGCAACTTACGATCCTATCACAAAGTCTTTTCAAGGTGAAGATAATTATTCTGAAGAAGAAGGAAAAACTTTTGACTGTCACATCACAGTTAAAATTCCAAAACACATTCCTTTTGACAGAGTATTGATTGAGGCTAATGAAAGCAATACATCTAATGTTAACTTGACAATAGCCAATGGTTTTGACCATCCTGAAAGAGTTGTTGTACAAAAAATTCTTGAAGAACAACTTACAAAAGAATTTGAAGCAGTTTCAGAACAAGTAGAAGGATCTACAGACGAAGAAATTGTAAGTTCTTATCAGTGGGTGACTTTTGAAAGAGAAAATCTTACAGAAGAAGGAGAGTATTTAGTAGGTGTAATTGAAGAATACTGTTACAGTGTACATGTCTACGACCCACGTGATATAGATGTTTGTCTTGAAGAAATGCTTGAAGAAACTAACGAGGAGGATTAACCATGAACTTTGAAAAATTAACTTACCATGTAGAAGGACACACAGGTGTGTCTTATGACAACGCTCTGATGTATTGGAAAACGGCATACCCAAACTTCAGCGACTTTGAAAAAAAAGTAATTACACAAGAACCTCTTAAAGCTTTTGGCGAGCATTGTGCCAAAGAGTGGGACAGCATTCTTCCTGCAACAGTGGCAATAGCAATGTCTCAGACAAATCTTGAGATGCGCAGGCTTTTCTTTAAGGCACTGGGTATTGAAAAAGTGTTTCAAGAACTTAAGCCAGAACTTGTAGACGAACAAGTGATTGAGTTTCAAAATAATTTGACAGACATCAACGACAATCCTTATGTTGAAACTGTTCAGGACAAGTATCAACTGTACAAAATCCCTGGTGATAAGCTTTTTCCTGAAGAAAAAGAGGGCTGGCGTCGCTCCAACGCAGATGCTTACGCGGTGCGTTGTTGGTGTACTACCACAGGACGCGAGTATTGGATATATGTTCCAAGGTGGATTGGTGAAAGTCGCGACGCTATCAAAGCTATCGCCTGGACATTTAGAATCAATATTACAAATCCAGAATACATTGTAAGGCAAGGTGATATTATTATCGCCAAAGCTTCTAAAAGCTCTAAAGAATGCAGTCTGCATCATCTTGAAAAAGAAGAGTATCTGAAACTGTTAAAATCACAAAGCTAAGATGAGCAAAACACACGACCGGCTTGTACTTGCCACAGGTGAGGGCGCCAATACACATGCAGTAATTGCTGCTTCTAAGATCAGTTTTTCAGAAATGCGTGAAGAAACGATCAAATTTGAAATTAAGGACGAGTTTGCTCTTGTTACTCATGAAGAACATGGTACTATTCGTTTGCCTGCTGGTGTCTATTACAAGACCAACCAGGTAGAGTTTAACCCTTTTGACAACTCTGTTTCAAGGATTTTTGACTAAAACATACAGATAAGCACTGAAGAGAGGGGCAACCCTCTTTTCAGTTTGCTTATTTTGTAGACTTTTATCATATTTGTAAAACTTTACTGTACCTAATGGATAATGTTCAATATACTGAATGGCTTAGAAAATTAAGCATTACACAATTACACCAGGAGTATTCAAATATGTGCTGGTGTTCTGACTTTGGAATAGAAAGTAAAAAAATAGCTTTTGAAAAAAAACATATTGTCCAACTTGAAATAAATAATAGAAATGAAAATCAGAATAAAAAAGCTACATCCTAACGCTGTCATACCCAGCTATGCAAAACCTGGAGATGCTGGCATGGATCTACAAGCAATTGCAATTGATATACAACAAGAACAGGTGCACTACAGAACTGGTCTTGCTGTTGAAATCCCTGAAGGATATGTAGGACTCATCTTCCCACGCAGCTCTGTACGCAACAAGAACCTTTCACTGAGCAATTCAGTAGGGGTGATTGACTCAGGATACCGTGGTGAGATTATGGCTACTTTCAACTGGAGAGGTATGGATAAAAACCACTACCAGGTTGGTGACAGAATCGTGCAGCTGATGATCATTCCTTATCCTCAAGTGGAATTTGAAGAAACAGATACTCTTTCTGACACAGAAAGATCAGCAGGAGGATTTGGTTCTACAGGAAATTAACAACAGTATTTGATGGCAAAAGAGCTTTTTAAGTAAGGCTCTTTTGTCACAAATATTTAAAAAATTTGTGACATGAATATCAACAAAAACAGCGGCCAGGTAGAAATTGTAGGACCCTATGGGCGAGTCTATCTGTACACACACAGTGGTGCTGGTTCTTTAGTTAATGATGTACACAGTGTGCTATCAATGCGCCAACGCTGGGATGACCCTGATTATCTTGCAAAAATGGTGTTTTGTAAAATGGTACCAGTTGAGTGCTGGAATACTGATACTGGTTTTGGTATAGGTACGCAACTATACGCAGATATAAATTTGCTTATCACAGTTGATACAATAACTCAAAAAATATCATTGCAAACTGCAACTGACAAACACTATAAAATTAAAAATTCTTTTGAAGACTTTGTTGCAAACTTTTTATCAAAAGCTGATATTTAAAATCATAGCAATATAGTGCAAAATACTTCTACAATATGTATATTTGCAGAAGTGCATTTCTACAATATATAGTATTTTAGTGGCAACTATTTGCCTACTTAAAATGCTATACCAACTACCTAACGGAAAGTGTATAGAGATTTCACTAGAGCAATACCTCAGTATGAGCGATGATGAACTTAATATGTTTATGGCATACAACATTGGTGAAGAGGTTAACGACCCTTTTGCCTTAAGTGTCCTTAGACATGGTCCAAGCAACGAAAAAGCTGATTATGATGACTTTGATTTTTTTGAAGAACCAAGCATTGAAGAAGAGCTTGGCATAAAAGAACTCACAGACATTCCATCTGAGGAAAAGCTTAATGATATTGATTATACAGGACCTGATGATATTTAAGAAGCCGCTAACGTAAGCGCGTATGTCATGATTAAAGCAAAACTCAAGCCTTGCGCTGGCTGTGGGGAGGATAGACTTATCTGGAAAAATTTTGAAGGACAGAAATTCTGTAAAGATTGCTGGATGAAGAAAAGGCCTGATGCAAAGCCAGTTACATCAAAACTGATCAAGCCTGTTTCTGACAAACGCAAGCCATTGGATCAGCTGTACTCCAAACTTAGAAGACAGTTCCTGGATCAACCAGAAAACAGCACCTGTAGGGCCAAGCTGCATGTCTGCACTTATCACACAGGACAAGACTTGACAATACATCACATGCGTGGTCGTGGTAAGTATTACTTAGACAGTACTACCTGGATCCCTTTGTGTTTAAGCTGTCACCGGTGGGTTGAGGAACACCCCGCTGACGCTAAAGAAATGTTTCTCACAGAATCCAGAGTTTAACCTTATTAAACAATAATCTTATGAAAAACTTAACTCTTGAACAATGGCTTGGTGTGGTTAGACACCTTTTTTCTGCATTTGGTGCTATTTTGGCCACCAATGGGTGGGCTTCTGATGATCAGGTGCAGGAACTGACAGGTGCAGTATTAGCCTCTATTGCTATTGTATGGTCTATCTACTCTAAGTCAAAATCTTAAAAACGTAATGGAACAATCAGAATCATCTGGACCTTTTGGTTTTGGACTTTTAGGTCTACTTCACCTTGGCAAAGGCACTTTTGGAGAAGCCCTTGAGGCGCTTAAACAAGGACACCGTGTTGCACGCAGTGGCTGGAATGGCAAGAATATGTTTTTGTTTTTGCTTCCAGCAGAAACTGTTCCCACAAAAGCCATTCATGACCCCGTGCTTCGCCAGGTTATTGAAGAGCAGGTAGGAGGAGAGACTTTTGAGGCACTTGGCAGCATCAGAATGTTTACTGCTGACAAGAAAATTCTCACCGGTTGGCTGGCATCTCAGACAGATATGCTTGCGGAAGACTGGTCTATACTCTAACCCTAAAAAAACACTTCACACTTTTTATGAAAAAATTCATTGGCTACTACATCATTGGTGCAACTACTAAACAAGACGCACAAGATGAAAAAGGTCTGTTATTATGGACTGAAAAAAAACCTTCTGCACTACGCAGATTTCTTTGTTCAACGCTGTTAGGTATCTACTGGATTGACAAAGACAGAATCTTGGAAGAACGCGGTAAGACTGCACAAAGTCAAACAAGTGTTTCTGACAAACCTGTAACAGAAATGCAAAAGCTTTCTCCAGTAAAAACAGAAGAAACCTCTGGTGTCCGCAAAACACCTGCGCCACAAAAATCGCGTAAAGTAAAAGATAACTAATACAAAATCATAATGACTGAATTAACCAAACGTGAGTTGATTCAGCAAAAAGCCCTCAGAGCGATACACAACAAGTATCGTTCTGGGTTGGCTATAAGTATGGGAGTTGGAAAGACTCTTATAGGGCTGCGTCACATGGAGCAGGAGTACGCTAACGGCTACAGAAAGTTTCTGGTCGTAGCCCCAAAGGTCAGCATCTTTGAGTCCTGGAAAGAAGATGCTGAAAAGTTTGGACTCAGCCACTTGCTGGAACATATTGAATTTACCACTTACCTGTCTTTGAGCAAAAAGACTAGGGACTATGATGTGGTTTACCTAGATGAGTGTCACAGTATGCTGTACACTCACGATTTTTATCTGTCAACTTTTCCAGGCAAGATCCTGGGTTTGACCGGCACACCACCGCGTTTCAAAAAATCAGAAAAGGGTGAGATGGTGTCAAAGTACTGCCCTATCGTTTACACTTACATCACTGATGATGCCGTAGAGGACAAGATCCTCAATGACTATCGGGTTGTTGTACACACCATTCCTTTAGACACTGTAAAGAATCATCGCGTACAGCTTAAAAAAGGTGGTTATTTTATGACTTCTGAGCAAGCCAACTATCAGTATTGGACAGACAGGATTTTAAGTGCAAACCCTAATAGCACCCAGCAAAAAATCTTTCGCATCATGCGCATGCAAGCACTCATGCAATTTTCATCAAAAGAACGTTATGCAAGAAGGCTGCTAAACATGATTCATGAAAAATGCCTGGTGTTTTGCAACACTACAGAACAAGCAGACAGGGTGTGTACGCTTTCTTATCACAGCAAAAACCCTGAGAGCGAAACCAATCTTGAGATGTTCAAGACTGGCAAAGTATTGCAGCTTTCTTGTGTGCAGCAGTTAAACGAAGGTGTGAATATTCCAGAACTGGGCGCAGGAATTATTCTGCACGCTTACAGTAATGAGCGTAAAAGTTCTCAGAGATTGGGCAGGCTTCTGCGTTTAAGCCCTGACAAAAAAGCTACTGTGCACATCCTAATGTATCAAGACACAATAGACGCAGAGTGGGTGGGTGAAGCGCTCAGAGACTTAGACTCTGAAAAAATAATCTACATGGATCCTATGTTTTAAATTAACATCAACAGATGCATAGCACTACTCTTACATTTGTCAAAAAAAATGGGCAGCTTATTCCAGCCTCTGAAAGAGAAATGGGCAAGCTGAAACAGTTTAAGATGGCTTTAAAAGAAAATAGCACTATTGAAGTGTACATGTCTTTAGCTTCAAAAAATGACAAAACACTACCTCAACTTGCAAGGATTCACACAATGATGAGAGAACTTGCAGAATTTACAGGTCACACCTTTGATGAAATCAAAGATGAAGTAAAAAGAAAAGCGGGTCTCCATGTTGTTACAGGGACCCGCTCTCAGGACTGGAAGCTCAAAAGTTTTGCAGATTGCAGTAAGAATGAATTGTCAAAAGCAATAGACACATGCATTGAAATAGGTCATTTGCTTGGCCATCACCTTGTTTAAAGAGACTCTTTCAGCATTTCTGCTGCCTTCTCTTGTGTGACTTGCACAATGAACCCTTCTTTTCTAGCAACATCTTCAAATTCTTTTGCTAAGATTAACAGTGTTTCATAGTGACTTACCCACTCTTCTGTAATATCCTGGGAAGAAATCTGTTGATGTGCGCTATTAAGTTCTTCTGTTGATTTACCAGAAATAAAGAACGCAAGAGCGCTTTGAATTTTCCTATAATAGCCAGAACTCATTGAGATACTGACCAAAGTTTCAGGTTTAATGACATCAATCATTACAGAACCTGTGCTAGATGTGCTGTTTTGGTTTTCCATGGGATTTGATTATAGTCTACAAAAATACAATCAAAAAAACACAAGTTCTACACATTATGCAAAATAAAATTGAAAATTCTACACTTACTCATGAGCAAGCACTTGACCATGAGCAAGTTATTGACAAACTGCAGGAAATGCTAAGACCATCTGGCTGGCACAACTTGCTTAAAGGTTTTCTGGTATCAGAAGATTTTGAAAATATTATCAAAACCTTAAAAACGTATGTAGCTGATAATAAGCGTTTTACACCTCCTTTAAGACAGGTTTTTAGAGCTTTTCAAGAGTGTCCTATTGCAGAACTTAAAGTAGTTTTTGTAGGGCAAGATCCATATCCACAAATGGGTGTAGCAGACGGCATTGCATTTAGTTGTAGCAACACAATGAAACCTGAAGCATCCTTGCGATACATGCAAAGGGCAATAATTGACACTGTTTACGAAGGTAAAATAACTGTCAAAGAGCTTAGTCCAGACCTATCCAATTGGTCCAGGCAAGGTATTCTTATGTTGAACACCTCTCTGACAACAGAGATAGGTAAAATTGGTAAACACTTAGAATTGTGGAAAAGTTTAATAGGGTATTTGTTTGACATGTTAAATACCCAAAAAAAGGACATAATATGGGTGTTTTTGGGCAAAAAAGCACAAGAATATAGTGATCTTATTGGAGATCACCACATTAAACTCTATGCTTCTCACCCTGCGTCTGCAGCTTACCAGCGAGAACAACATTGGAATTGTGAGGATATATTCAACAAAGTCAACAATAACCTGCGCGCATTGGGAAAACCTGAAATAAACTGGCAGTAATGACAATTTGACTATTTTGTAGACGTTCACTTGTTTATGTTCTACAGTATTTGTATATTTGAACTCTTATCCCAGTATCCTATTTATGTTTAAGTCTGTTAATGCAGAGGCACCTATATCTTCAAACGCTTCAAAACCACCATTAACTATGACACATTCAGCATCACCAGTTGATGCTACCACCAAAAAACCCTGGAAACGCTATGGAGATATTATGTCTGAGAGCATTGATTATCTTACAAGGCGTTCTGATGGTTCACTCAAGTCACTGAAAACTCAATGGCCTACTTTTAACAAGATAGGTTTAAACGGCATTGAGTGGCAGTCACTGTACGTAATTGCTGCAAGACCTGGTGTTGGTAAAACACTTATAGCAGCATCTTTAACTAGAGAGCTTCAGGTGCTTAATCACGACCAAAACTTTGCAGTGTTGCATTTTCAATTTGAAATGCTTGGACGCAACATGGCTATGCGAGAACTTTCAAGTGCTACCAACTTGAACATTCGCTACATGCAAAGCGCCCAAGATGATGGTCTTCCACCTCTCAAAAGTGAAGACTTAAAAAAACTTGAGAGATATGCCTCTACTCAAAGAGAAAGACAGGAGTACATTATTGACAAAGCGCTTACTGTCAATGAAATGCAAGCTGCAATTATAAGTTTTTACACTGAGATAAGAAAACCGGTGGTAGTTACTCTTGACCATACTTTGCTTGTAAAGCAAGGAGCTTCTGAAACCAGCAGACAGCAAACCTTGCAAAACTTAGCAACCATGCTGACAGAGATGAAGAACAGGCTTCCTGTTACATTTTTGATTTTGACTCAGCTAAATCGTGACATTGATGACGCAGAACGTCAAAAACCAGGAATGCTGAGCAATTATCCCACAGAGGCTGATGTATTTGGCAGTGATTATCTTTTGCAGTGTGCAGATGTTATGATTGCATACAACCGTCCTGCAAAATATAACCTGGCTCTTTATGGACCACAGCGTTTTGAAATTACTGACAAATACCTATTAGCAATGCACGTGCTTAAAAATCGATTTGGTGAACCTGCAATACACTGGTACAAAGCTCAATATGAAACTATGACAATAACTGAAGCACCAATACCAAGAATGATTCCTAAAAAATAACTTAACAAAAAAAAAACAATTTTCTATGACAACAAGTGTTGAAAAGCCAAAAAAACAAATACCTGTGATTACAGCAGAGTATCGTACTTTTTGGCAACCGCTCTTTGATAACATGGGCTTGAGCAACCCTAAATTTGGCGCTAAGCTGTGCTACATGGGTATAGAGTTCAGCAATGATGGCACTCGTGTTCCTTGTGTACGTTTCTTTCCTAATGAACTTAACAGTGGTCAAGATTATTACTTAGAACTGTTTGACTGGAATCAGAATTATTATGATCCACAACATCGCACACTTTACAGGCTAAAGTTTAATCCTAACTGGAGTTTAGAAACTAGCAAATATGTTGAAGTTCTTTCTGACAAGCTTTCAACTTCTACTTATGCTGTAAAGTTGTCTGACTTTGATCTTGTAAACCGAACTGACGCAAGAGCACTGACTCCTGAAATTTCTTCAAAACCTGCATTTTTAGGAAATGCAATTGACAATGACGATGCTACAGGTCTTTTTAACATGGAAGAAGAACTGTCAGAACTTTTTGTTGACAAAGATGACAATCATTACTCTTCAATGACCATTCGTGATCTGTATTGCATGTTGCAGAATGTTCCTATGAGTAACAAAAAATGGCTAAACCAACTCATTTCAAAAGGTAAACAATGGCAACAACAGAAGTAAAACCCCAGGGTGTAGTTCTACCTACCAGCGTAATAAAGTCTGCTGTAAAAAGTCCCAAAAACTTAATCATTTTCTCAAAACCTAAGGTGGGTAAAACCACACTGCTTTCCAAACTTGAGAACTGCTTGATTATAGATCTTGAGAATGGTACAGATTACATAGACGCTATGAAAATCAAAGCTTCAAATGTTACTGAACTTAGTAATATAGCACGTGCTATTTTAGAAGCAGGTAAACCATATAAGTACATTGCAGTTGACACAATTACTGCGTTAGAAGAAATGTGTATTCCACTGGCGGAATACAACTATTCTAAAAGCTCTATGGGTACCAACTGGTTCAAAGCTGGTGGAGGTAAAGAAAAGTATGGTTCTATCCTGAACATGGCCAATGGTGCTGGTTACCCATGGTTACGTCAGGCATTTGAAACTATGCTAAACATGCTGAAAGGTCTTGCTCCACATGTGATTTTGGTAGGACACATTAAGGACACGCTTCTGGAAAAAAATGGTTCAGAATTTAATTCACTGGACCTTGACCTTACAGGTAAACTAAAACGCATCACCAGTTCTAATGCTGATGCAATTGGCTATTTGTACCGCAAAGGCAACAAAAACATTCTAAGTTTCAAAACTTCAGATGACATTGCCTGTGGTGCTCGTCCTGAACATCTTCGCAATGCAGAAATTGTTGTTTCTGAAGTAAATGAAGATGGATCAGTGACACATAACTGGAATAAAATTTTTATTGACTAACCATTTAAAACCTTAAAAACAAAAAAACTATGTTTAATTCAAAAAAATTCAACCCCAACGCAGGAAGTAACTATCCTAAGATTATGAGTCCAGGCACTCATTATTGTCGCATCATTGACCTGAAGCTTGACAGGCCACCCTACTCTCCAGAAAAAGAGCCCTACTTTGTAGTGCTGACTTTGGAAGGTGTTGATCTAGGTGATGATTTTCAGGGCATTGCCATTGACAAGAATGACCCTTCACGTGGAAACTACCGTGGGCAGATTGCCAACGTGCGTTCAGGACGCTATCCTTTTACCACCTACACCTATGAGGGTCGTACTATTCAGCGCGATGACCAGATTTTTCGCTGGGTGAACAACCTTGCCAAGCAACTAGGTGTACTGGACAAGATGAATGCTGACAACGTAGAGGCGACTACTATTGAGGAATATGTTGATGCTGTCAGAAACTATGTGGTTAACCCAGAATTGTGGGCCTATCACACCATTGGCGGTCAAGAATACTTCACTGAAGGTTATGACAAGCCTAACTACCGCATGTTTTACCCAAAGCCTGAAGGAAAACTGCTTCCTTTTGCTGGAGTGGAAGATGAAAACGGTCAGCCGCTGAACCTGCTTACTTTTGATCGTGCCAAGCACATTGTAGTAAAAACAGAAGATGTAGCTGAAACTGTGGGTAGTTTTTCTGGCCAGCAAATGCCACAAGGAAATCCTATGGACATGTTGAATGTCTCGTCTTCTAATGGGATTACAACTACACAAGTTCAGTTTCAAACTACTACCCCAGGTATTGCAGATTTGAGACTTCCCTAATCTTTAACCCAGCAACAGAATTAAAGGGGTGGGAAGCATTTCTCATCCCTTTTTTTCTGTGCTTTTCCCAGCAGTTATGTTTTCAAGCAAACAGTTTATTGAGGATGTCAATCATGTTCCAGTTACTTGGATCTTTGAAAACTACCTGGGTCTTCCAGAGCCTTTGACAGGCCAACGTGTACGCATTAACTCTTTGTTTAATCCCAATGACAAGACACCGTCCATGTACTTGTACTACAACAAAGAGGCAGAATCATACCGCTACAAGTGTTTTTCTACCGGCAAGGGAGGCAGTGCAGTGGATTTGATGATGCACCTGTGGAATGTGAGCTTTGTAGAAGCTTCTAAAAAAATCATCACCGACTATGTAGCGTATCAGCGTTCTGGTAAAATCTGTGAGACCAAGATCATTGAACACGCACGCTGGCAAGTGGCTGACTACAAAGTCAGACAATGGACCAAAGATGACGCTGCTTTTTGGGGCTCTTACAATATTTCTAGCAAGCTTTTAGAAAAGTACAATGTCGTACCTATAGCGCGCTATATTATGCAGAAAAAAAGTGGTGACAACAATGTTGAGCAAGAGTTTGAAGTGGTCAGCAAGTTTATCTATGGTTACTTTAACCAAGAAGGTCAGCTCTACAAAATCTATCAGCCCAAAAACCGTGAGCGCAAATTTATCAAACTTTGTAATCACACCCAGGGCTATGACCAGTTGGAGGACAAACCTTATTTGGTAATTGCATCCTCTTTGAAAGACTGTCTTGCTATCAAAAGTATGAATCTAAACTGTGATGTTATTGCTCCTGACAGCGAAAACACCATGTTTAGTAATGAACTGATGACAGAATTTAAACAGGTCTACTTGGCTATTGTAACTGTTTTTGATAGTGACCAGGCAGGTATTCAAGCGATGAAGAACTACAAAGAACGCCACGGCCTACCATTTATCTATATACCATTGGAAAAAGACATTGCTGAAGTGGTAAGAATACATGGTGTGCAGAAAGCGATGGCAGAATTTGTACCTCGCCTGGACATTGCAGTAAGCAAATATCTTGAAGAAGACCCTGATCACTTTGGTTTATTATAGAGTTTTAACTACTTTTGTAGAGCTTCATTAATCCCAAAACCCTATGAACCATTGGATTTATTCTCTTACAGGCAAAGCTGTTCTGCAATTAGAAGATCTGCCTAACCACAATGAAATTGTAGGTTTTGTCTACAAAATCACTAATCTAAAAACTGACAAGTTTTACATTGGTAAAAAAAGTCTTCACTCCTCAAGGAAAACAAGACTATCAAAAAGAGAAAAGACAACTACAGGTACCAGAAAAATCTTTAAAAAGGTTGTCAAAGAGTCTGATTGGCTTACATATCATGGTTCTTCAGCTGACCTGAAACATGATGTAGCAAGACTGGGACCTGAGAATTTTAAACGAGAGATCCTTGAGCTCTGCTGCACTAAAAAATACCTGACCTTTTGCGAGTTGTCCTGGCAGATCAAGCATGATGTGCTGAAATCAAACAGCTACAATGGTAACATCCTAGGAAGGTATTATGGCAGAGACATGGAAAACTGCAAATGTTAACATCACAAAAAAAAAGTAAATGGCAACACCCAAGTTTATAGCACCCGACATCTCTTTTTCAGATCGCATGCAAAAAGAGGAAGAGTTTTTTTCTAGACCCTTTTTATTGTCATATTCAGGACTTAACAGACTCTTGTACAGTCCTGCACTTTTCTACAATCATTATGTGCTGGGTCAGCGCGATGATGTAGAAGACCGCAACACGATTGAAGGTAAACTTATTCACTGTTTGCTGCTCAATCCAGAAAATTTTGACAAAGAGTTTGTGCTGAGCGCACAGGACATTCCTTCTGACAATCCACGTCAGCTTTTGCAGACGTTATTCAATCACTACAAAGAACTCAAGCAGCATAACCCTGAAGACACGCGCGAAGAACTGCATGAATTTTCAGGTGCAATCATTGACATTCTTTCAGACATGAACCTGTACCAGTCACTGAAGACTGACACGCAGCGTCTGGACAAGATTATTACTGAAAAGCATGTGTCTTACTGGGACTATCTTAAGCAATCACAAAATCGCACTATTGTAGATCATGATACATACAATTTTGCAAAAAGTGTAGTGCAAAAAATTAAAGACACTCCTGCTGTTATTGATGTCATGGGTTTCTTTGAAGATCCACTGCGTGGAGTGATTAAGCAAAATGAGGTAGAGTTGGTCAAGTTTTCTAACAATCATCCTTTTGGCATCAGAGGTTTTATTGACAACCTGGTGATTGATCCTTCCACAAAGACTATTAAGGTCAATGACCTTAAAAAGTCAAGCAAAGACATCTCTTCTTTCAAAGACTCTATTGAGTACTACCGTTACTACCTGCAGGCTGCTATTTACCACCGGCTGGTAGAACACGTTTATCTCAGTCGTCCTGAGTACAAAGACTTCAAGATTGTCTTTCGCTTTGTGGTAGTAGATCCTTATATGCAGATAGCACCTATTCGCGTGTCTGATGAAAAAATGCAAGAGTGGCTTAACATCTTGGATGAAAAACTTGCACAAGCAGTGCATCACTTTGAAACAAGAGACTTTGAGTTACCCTATGAATTTTTGATCAACACTGAAGTAGTACTATGATATCTGAAATCTATAAGAAGTACTTTCAAAAGTCCTTCACGTTCTTATACCCCTTGTTGGGGTTCAAAAGAGCAAAGCACCCGCGGCCATTGCAGACATATATCTGTTGGCAAGGCACAGGTTTTTCTGCAGATAAGCGCAAGCTGATCTGCGTTTTTGAAAAACAAGACACAGAAGAATGGAAAAACTTTGAGGCTAACTTTTTAGTCACGCACAAAATGCTGGAGCAGATCGTTCCTATTGATGACAGCATTGTAGTATATATCTTTGATTTGCACAGTTTTGCTGCTGATTATGATAATTTTATCAATGGCAAATACTCATTGTTTTCTGTTCAGGTGAAGAAACTTCTGACAGACTATTATGGAACCCATACACCTGAGTGGGTCTACATAGAGTCATTTTTATTTCCTAGCAAATATTTCAAGCAATACGCAGACATCCTCAACATGCAAGAATGTGTACTCAGAGAAGTGGGTGAGCTCTGCGACCTGCTTGACATTACAAAGGAAACCTGCACTGTTCAGGTACCCATTGACATTGAGCAGCTTCACTAACTTTTAAAATTTAACAAACAAAAATCCATGAGTGTATTGACCACTAACAACATGCTTGTATACAGCACTGACTGGTACGGGCGTAAGTCTTTTCGCATGCTTCCAATGCATGAGGAATGTCCTTTTAATGAAGTGATCTTTGACCCCAACACTGGTGTGCTGGCAGTCATTAGTCGCGATCAGAAGGAGAAGCCTCACATGCTGCCCAAGCTCAACGACAAAGGTATGCCTATTCCTTTAAAAGCTGGCAGTGATGCGACACAGCCGCGCTTTATTGAAGAGCGCCGCATGATGGAAACCTACTATGAGTACTACCTGGACAACCAGGAAGACATTGAGCGGTTTGTAGAGCTTTTTGCCTTTAACCCAGACCATCCATCACTTGCAGTAATTAAACAGAGTAAGCAAGACGAAGAACCTAAACAACAAGGCTAATGCAACCACAGCGAAAGTTCTGGGTAATGGACTATGAGACCATTGTCAACTGCTTTGTTGCTGTGTTTAGTGCTTATGACTCCGAAGAGCAGCATGTTTTTGTTGTCAATCGCGATAAAAACGACATGCCTGCTTTTTTGGAGTTTCTTAAGCAAAATCAAGCAAGCAAAGACTGGCACTTTGGTTACAACAACCTGTCCTTTGATGCTCAGATTACTGAGTACATCATGCAGAACGCCGGCTACTTTACTGGCAGGTCTGCAGAAGAAATTACCACAACAATTTATCAGTACGCCCAACATGTCATTGGGAAGACTGATCGCAAGGAGTTTCTTGACTATCCAGAATATAAGCTGAGCATACCTTGTGTAGACATCTTCAAACTCAATCACTGGGACAGTAATGCCAAGCGTACTTCTCTGAAATGGGTTCAGTTCTCAATGGACTGGAATAACGTTGAAGAGATGCCGCATCATCACTATGAACCCGTAAGAGATGATGACACTTTGCAAAAAGTAGTGTCGTATTGTATCAATGACGTGGCGTCCACCAAGCAGATCTTTTTGCTTAAAAACGCTAAAGGTGAGCAGATTATGGCTTCGCAGATTAACCTGCGTGCTGAACTTAGTGCAACCTATAATCTTACCCTGTACAGTGCCTCAGAGCCTAGAATTAGCAAGGAGATGTTCTTGCACTTCTTAAGTGAAAAGCTAAACAGGGATAAGCGCGACATCAAAAACATGCGCACAGAACGCTCCCATGTTACTGTGAGAGACATCATACTTCCTTATGTATGCTTTTCTACCCCAGAGTTTACCAGTGTTCACAACTGGTTTAAATCTCTGGTGGTAGATACAGCGATCCTAGATGAAACAGAAGAGTCTCAAAAAAGCAAAGGTCCCAAGCATCGTGTGATCTTTAAAGAGGTTCCCACAGACTATGGTCTGGGAGGACTACACGGTTGTGCGGCCTCTGGCATCTACACTGCAGCCAAAGGTAAAAAGATCCTCTCAGCAGACGTGACGTCGTTTTATCCTAACCTGGCTATCAAGAACCGCTGGGCTCCTGCACACATCCCTAAGGATGATTTCTGTGAGCTGTATGAGTGGTTTTTTGAAGAGCGCAAAAAGTACCCTAAGTCTTCTCCTCTGAACTATCTGTTCAAGATTATCCTGAACTCTACCTATGGTTTGAGCAAGAACAAGTATTCGTTCCTGTATGACCCTGAGTTTACTTTCAGGATTACAATCAACGGCCAGTTGCTGCTTACCATGCTCTATGAGATGATTGCCACACGCATTCCAGGAGCACAGCCACTGATGCAGAACACAGATGGTTTGGAGTTTCTTATTGATGAGCAATACGAAGAATTGTTTTACCAGATTTGCAAAGAATGGGAAGCAATGACACAGCTGCAGCTGGAAACAGTAGAGTATAAGAAGATGATCATTGGTGATGTCAATAACTACATTGCCATAGATACTTCTGGCAAGACCAAGTGCAAAGGACGTTTTGAGTTTGAAGAGCTCCCACTGCACAAAAACAAGTCTATGCTGATTATTCCTAAGGCCTGGTATGCCTACTTTGTACATGGCATTGATCCTGCTGAGTTTTTACAAGCCAACCGCAACATCTATGACTATTGCGCTGGTGCCAAGCTCAGAGGTGACTGGTACTTTATGAAACACAGTATTGAAAACACATCCTTTATCAAAGAAAAACTGCAGAAACTAGTTCGTTACTACATATCCAACCAAGGATGCAAGATCATTAAGTGCAACCCTGATGGCAGGGAAATACAACTTGAAAGTGGTAGATCTCTTCAGACCATTTTCAACAGACATGAAAACAAGCCCTGGTCTGAGTACAACGTCAATGAACAGTTTTATTTGGACAAGATCTATGAAGAGATCAAGAAGATAGAAAAGTCTTCTCCTGTATTACCACGTAAAGAACAACACATTCAACTAACATTTTTTTAAGATGAAAAGAACCATAAACGGCATGATGGCTTACTCCAAGATGATTGGTTCACCATTGCCAGCAAAAACAGCTACATACACACCGATTGCTCACACAGCAGTAATCAACCGTGTGAGAAGTGAAATCACATCAGCAGGCTATATTATCACTGGTGAAGAGTACCGCGCCACCAACGACGGTCAAATAGCCATTGGTACATTTCGCATGAACTACAAAACTGACCCAGACATAGAACTAAGCGCAAGCTTTTTGAACTCTTACAACAAACAGTACGCGTTTCGCTTTAGCCTGGGCGGTCTTGTAAAGATTTGCAATAACGGCATGATGCTGTCCAATAACAAGTTTGGCAGCTACAAGCGTGTGCACACAGGTGCCGCAGGAATGCTGGCAGAAGGCAAGATCTCAGAGTTTATCAACGACTCTGATGTTTACTGGAGCACGCTTGTTCAGCACAAAGACCAACTTAAAGAAGTGCTTCTGCCAAGCACCGCGCAACATGACATATTAGGTGAGCTGTTTTTCAGAAAGAAACTTCTGAACACTATGCAGCTCAACACCATTCGTGCAGAAATGGTCAATCCCAGCTTTGACTACAAGGTTGACAACGACTCTGCTTGGGCCTTGTATAATCACATTACCATTGCACTGAAAGACTCGCATCCTTCAGACTGGATGAATCATCAGGTTATGGTTCATGAGCTTTTTGAAAAAATGCTTGGCTTAGGTGAGGACGACGATTCATCTACTGAAACTGAAACTGAAGCAGAAGTGCTTTATGAAGAAGAAAAAGAATCAGAAGTAGTAGAAGATATGTCAACGTTTCCTTTTTAATCTGTAATACAAAAAGAAAAGAGAGAGGCATTGTCCTCTCTCTATCTTTTTTAACCACCAATTACTATGCAAACCCCTGACATTATTGAAGATGCTTTTCGCAAACTTCACAAAAAGAAGACGCGTATTAGCAAGTTTTACATTCTAAAACGCTACCTGCGTCTCAAATACAGGCTGGAAATTTCCAAAAACTGTTTGTTTAACCGCATAAAAACTTATTCTAAAACAACATGATAACAACACCCGTCAACCTTATTGGTATTTCTGGCAAGATTGGTTCTGGCAAAGACACTGTTGGAAAAATTATACAACTGCTTACACACAAGCACCATTATTCTGACGGTCTTGTGTTGCATTTTCTTAAAAACACTCCAGCTAGTATTGATCTAAGTCACTGGGCTATTAAAAAGTTTGCAGGAAAACTTAAAGAAGTAGCTTCAGCTTTGACAGGCATTCCTATGTACAGATTTGAAGACCAGGAGTTTAAAAAACAAACGCTACCTGCAATGTGGGACTATCCTGTTGAAGTAGCTCCTGGACAAATTTACATGGCACCTATGACCGTGCGTAAACTCTTACAAAAGTTGGGCACTGAAGCCATGCGTAACGGATTGCATCCTGACACATGGGTAAATGCGCTTATGTCTGAGTTTATTCCCTATTCAGCAAGAGGTAGTGAGTATGAAGAAATGGCCTCCAAATGGATTATTACTGACACACGCTTTCCTAATGAAGCACAAGCTATCAGGAAGCGAGGCGGCGTAGTGATACGCATCAACCGCGACATTGACAATGGAACTCATCCCAGTGAGACAGCGCTTGACAATTATAGTTTTGACTATATCATTGACAATAATGGTACTATGGAAGATCTAATCAGCAGTGTCAGATACGTGTGTCGTGTTCTAAATCTTATTGACCTTCAAACCAATCCTGCATGAGCACAGAAAGATATCTTGTCATCAACAATGACACTATGGATATAGAGTACATCATAGAAAGCAATGATGATTGTCACGTGCTCAGAAGATCCAACTCAAAAACATGGTCTGAAAACGTTCACTACTCAAAGATTTTGTCTATTACAGACACCGGTGAAGGTTACAAAATTGACTGGGAAGAAAAACCTGCAAGAGTAATGGACTATAGTGCAGCTGCAGAACTCACACTGCTGCTTAATTTTCTTGAAAAGAAAGACAAAAACCCTTTGGAGTATCAGATGGTGAATGTCATTAACCTGCGCCAATTGCTGTAAAACGAAAAGCCCCCTGAATAAGGGGGCCTTTCTGAACAGAAGAAAGAAATAACCAACTACCTCTGGTAGTATATCTTTATGCTTCATTGACAGACAAGCTGCCATTAGAAGCAAGGTGTATTTTTCTGATATTCTCAGGAATACTGTTGTATAAAGGACGTCTGACTTGTGAGAGTCTTGCTTTGTCTATACGCACTATAGATACCTTGTTTCCTTGGTTTCCACCTAGCACATGATACGCGCTAGTATCCTCACCAATATAAATGCCAACATGCCCGCCGCCTTTGCGAGTAAACGTCAAAACATCTGCAAGCATTGCATTTTGTGGATCTACTTGCACACCAAAACTATTCCAGGCAAGTGCTCTGAGAGGTATAGAGGGAACTGGCCTTCCAGCTCTGTGCATCACAACTGCCATAAATAAACCACACCAAGCAACTTCATCACTGGTATACATGCTTTGAAGACCTGTTTCTTTAGCCCAACCCATTATTACAGGATTGTGCTTAGGCCCTACAATTTCTTCAGTACCATATAGCTCTACAGCTTTAAGTAAGTGTCTTGGTGCAGGTTCTTGACTAAGCCATGAAAGATTTTTAGGAAGTTTCATAGATTATTTTTTTAAGGAAATTTTCCAGTAACTTGAAACACCAACCTGTGCAGGTCTTTTACCGTCAGAAAGAATATACACACCGTACATCTGGTCTTTCTTATTCTTGTACATAAGACCTGCCTGAATGCTTAAATCATCAAGAGCTGTGTTTACAGAAAGACCTCCACCGGCATAGAGTTGTCTTTTTGGAGGAAGAGCTACCGTTTTTGTAATTGTTGGAATTACATATGAAAGTTTGTAAGTGTGTTGTCTTAACCTGTTGTATTGTATAGTATCATAAAGTATCACATGTCCAATGGAGTCAAGTGTCAGCGTATCTCTGTAAATATTTCTGGCAACATAGTTTCTGGCAAGAGATTCAAACTGCAGCTTTAAAGAGTCGTAGCAGCTGTCTGGAAGAAATACTGTATCACCTGGTACAGGAATAGTGTCCCTTTTTATTAGAGTAACATACTTGATGATCACAGTGTCCCTATAAACATACTGTGTGTCAACAATTACTTCTGTATATGGTTCTGTGTCTGGGCAAGGACTTTGTTTTGGTCTACAGCTGCGCTGAAGAAAAATAATGAGTATTAAAAAAACAATGATGCCAAAGCTATATTTGTTCATTCTTCTGAAGTTGATTTTGGTTTTTTTGTCAAAGATGCTTTTCCTCTGAGAGAAAACTTGTCAAAAGAGTCAGCACCCATTCCTATAGCTGTAATAATAACCACGGCGTCAACAAGAACATCCGCAGGTTTGATAGCAGGATCTATAATACAGTTGATAGTCATTATTGCGCAGAGAAACACAGCACCCATAATGGCGATTACAGGCTTGACAGACACGTTTTCTCGCTCGTCTTTTGTCAAGTCATGTAGCCAATTGATAAACTTATTCATTTTTTGTTTTTGTGCTTGTTATTTACATACAGTTCCTCATCTCTTTGAATAAACGCAGGTTGGTGTTCTGACAATGGCAGTTCTTGAAAAGGTTTTCTGGATGTACCGTCAGTGCGAGCGCTTGTCAGATACAGTTCTTTAAGTAATTTAACGTCATATTCCAGCTGTTCTATCTTGACTCTGTCAGCGCTTTGTTGTGTCAGCAGAAGCTTTATATCTGCCCGCATTTCTGTGATATCGCGCCACAGCAGCATCCCTACAATTCCTATTAAAACAGGGCTTGCCCACTCCTTAAGGGCTGAAATAACTTGTTCTTTTGGGTGATTTTGTAAATTTTGCATAAGTTAAAAATATCAAAACTTGTAAATTTTGCATAAGTTGATAATATCAAAAAACGCACAGTCAATATCATTACCACCCTCACTAATAATATACACTATTTTGTAGATCTGTGACCAAAAAGTCTGCATTTTATTTTGATGGTCTACACATTTGTGCGATATTTGTAACCCTGATTACTCAGAGCTGTTTTTTGGTTCTAAAGTTCTTGGCAATTGCTACAGTTTTTAGTAACTTATTAGGGTAGGCAACTCTCTTGCCCTGCATATTAAATGACCTGGAAAGTGAAAGCTTTACCAGGTTTTTTTGCCATTAGCGCTTTTTCAAAACAAGCCTTTGAAATGTAACAGCTTACATATTCAACTAAATTTAACATATATGGGAATTTTTGACAAACGTGTGGCTTTCAAGCCATATGAGTACCCTGAAATAATAAAGTTCAGGGAAGCTATCAAGCACAGTCGTTGGGACGTAGAAGAGTTCAATTTTGACTCTGACGCCTTTGATTTTAAACACAAACTTAGACCTCGCGAAAAAGAGGCTATAAAGAGAACCTTATTGGCTATATCACAGATAGAAGTATCTGTAAAAACATTCTGGGCCAAGCTGGGAGAACACATTCCCAAGCCTGAATTTAACTCTGTAGGGATAACCTTTGCAGAAAACGAGGTCGTTCATTCAGAAGCATACAGCAAGCTGCTGGAGGTACTGGGTCTGAACGACGAATTTGACATGCTCCTGCAAAACCCTGTCATTGGGGGCCGCGTAGAGTATTTGACCAAATACCTAAAAAACTCAGGAGAAAACGCAAAGCAGGTTTACACCCTGAACCTGGCCCTATTCTCCATGTTTATTGAGAACGTATCACTGTTTTCACAATTTGCCATTGTCAAGTCTTTTATTGAAAAGAAGAATCTGCTCAAAGAAGTTGACACTGTCATTGAAGCTACCATGAAAGAAGAGATCATTCACGCTCAGCTGGGCATGCACGTGATCAACCTAATCAAAAAAGAGTACCCTGAGTGGTTTGATGAAGACTTCTATCAGAAGATCTACCGTGCTTGTCACAAAGCTTTTGACGCCGAGGTTCGCATCATTGACTGGATCTTTGAGCAAGGTGAGATAGACTCTATCTCTAAGGCTGCTGTTATTGAGTTTATCAAGTCGCGTTTCAACTCATCGCTTGTTGCTATTGGTGGTGAGGAGCTTTTTGAGATTGACCAGGACTTGCTTAGTGAACTTTACTGGATGGTAGAAGCTATCTATGGCTATGTACGCAATGACTTTTTTAACACTCAAGGAACCAATTACACCAAGTTTCAAAAATCTATTACAAGTAAAGACCTTTTTTAATCATGACAACAACAACTTACATGGACTGGTATACACCCCTCAGTCAAGAATTTATGGGGCGAGGATATTTTCACAATAATGAAAGTATTGAAGACAGAATAGAATCCATAGGTAATATGGTGGGTGATACGTTCAATGATGAAACACTCAGAGCAAAAGTCAAAGACTACATCAGATGCGGTTACTATGTGTTGCCTTCACCAGTGTGGTCCAACGCTGGCACCAACCGTGGCTCTGGCATCTCCTGCTTTAACACGCATATTTCTGATAGCATTGAGTCTATTGTCAGAGCCAATGCTGAAGTAGGTATGCTTTGCAAGATTGGCGGAGGCACCTCTGGCTACTTTGGTGAACTGCGTCCTGCAGGTACTGCTATTTCAACCGGCGGGGAGACCCACGGGGCTGTACACTTTATGCAAATGTTTGACATCACTAAGAATGTCATCTCACAAGGCAACGTCAGACGAGGAGAGTTTGCCGCTTATCTTGACATCACCCACGGTGACATTAAAGATTTTTTGAGGATCAACGGTGAAGGACACAAACTGCAGCGTTTTCCTTTTGGCGTTTGTGTTTCTGACAAGTGGATTGAAGATATGAAAGCTGGTGACATGGACAAGCGTGAGCTTTGGGCCATGGTGCTTGACTCCCGCAACAGGACAGGTTTCCCATACATCTTCTTTACAGACAACGTAAACAACAATACTGTAGACGTTTACAAAGACAAAAAGATGATGGTCAACTCTTCCAACATGTGCACGGAGATCCTGCTTCCCTCTACAGAACAAGAAACTTTTGTATGTGATCTGGTAGGTATGAACCTGGTAAAGTTTGATGAGTGGAAAGACACTGACGCGGTCGGCGTGGCTGTCTATATTGCTGATGCTGTACTGGAAGAGTTTATCAACCGCTACAAAGACACCCCATTTATTGAGCGCGCCATTCGTTTTGCCAGACGCCACCGCGCTATTGGCATTGGCGCCTCTGGTTATCACTCTTACCTGCAGAGCAAGATGGTTCCTTTTGAGTCTATGGAAGCCAAGATGATCAACGTGCAGATTTTCAAGACAATTCAGACCCAGGCATGGGCTGCGTCTAAAGAAATGGCAGAACGCTTTGGTGAACCAGAAATACTTGCAGGCTATGGAAGACGACACACAACACTTACAGCTGTTGCACCTAACACCTCGTCGTCGTTTATTATGGGCCAGCAGTCACAGTCTGTTGAACCCTATACCTCTAACTACTATATCAAGAAGACCGCCAAGGTCAAGCATGCTGTCAAGAACCCCTATCTAAAACAACTGCTTGAGCAAAAAGGCAAAGACAACTTTGAAGTCTGGGAGTCCATTCTTCAGCGCGCAGGATCTGTGCAGCACCTGGATTTCTTGAGCGATCATGAAAAACTTGTTTTCAGAACCTTCATGGAGATCTCTCAAATGGAGATTATCATCCAGGCTGCCGCCCGTCAGAAGTACATTGACCAGGGACAGAGTCTGAATCTGATGATACATCCTCAGACAGCAACCAGAGATGTAAACACGCTGCTGTTGAAAGCCCATGAACTGGGAGTAAAGACCCTTTACTACCAACTTGGTCAAAACGCAGCCCAGGAGTTTGCCAGGGATATTTTGTCCTGCGAAAGCTGTGCAGGATAAGTTTTAATTCAAACCAACACTATGAAAGAGCTATATGATTTTCTGGTAAAGAACAAGGTCAGTCCCAACGGGCTGTTTGTTCTACATTGTACGCACTGCTCGTACATGTATCCTAACTATGTCAACTTTAACCATGAGCAGTACAGGCTGGAGATCACCGGTCATCTTCGCAAGGAGAATACTGGTGTCAGTATCATTTACAAGGTCACAGAAAAAGGCCTGCACCTACTCAGAGAAGCAGAACATGTTTTGACAAAAATGAAGCGCGCCAAGAAAGCTATTAACTTGCAGGACTGGGAAGACAATGTTGTCAGGTACAATGAAATGTTTCCTAAAGGCAAGAAAGAAGGTTCCTCTGTGAGCTTTCGCACCAATCCGCGTGAGCTGATGGATCGCTTTATGTGGTTCTTTAAAGAGTATCCTGAGTACACCTGGGAACACGTATTCCAGGCCACAGAAAAATACGTAAGCACCTTTGATGAAGCTACAGGGTTCACCTACATGCAAACCTCCAAGTACTTCATCAAAAAAGATGACAAGAGTAAAACAACAACATCAACCTTGGCCACAATGTGCTACAACATTGTTGAAGGTAATGACACTGAAGTTTCTTCAGGCTATCATTACTTTGGGCCTTAAACAAAAACACAAACACTTTATGAAAGCAATTTTTATCAACGCCCGCGACAAGCGCGTTGAACAAATAGACATTAACCCTGGTCTTGAAGAGTTGTACAAAACACTGGACGTCAGAGTCATTACAGTAGCATATTCTCAAGATCCTACTGTTACAGATGATCTGATTGTAGACGACGAAGCACTACTTAAAGATATTTCTGATATACCAGGAGGTTTCTGGGCAGATTTCTATCCTTCACAACCACTGCTGGGCAACGCTCTAATGCTGGGCGTTGACCCAGAAACCGGTGAAAGCACAGACTGCACAGTGACTCTAGAAGAAATTACCAAGCGCGTCAGATTCCTGACAGATGATGAGCTCAAGTATTTTTACGATCTTCTTAAAGACATCCCTGCTGTTGTAATACCTCTGCCATGAGAAACACAGTAGAACTTTTAGGATACTATGGGACAGACCTGGTTCACGCACAGTCAGCGTGGACCAGTACGTCCAGGGACTTGTCTGAAGAAAAACTGGAACGGGTTGACAAGCTGCTTAAGATGCTGGCCAGTGAAGGTCATCACACACCTTTTGAGAAATCTAGTTTACACTTTTTGGTTACTGTAGACCAAGCAACGCATATCCACTTACTCAAACACCGTATTGGTGTTTCAATTAATGGAGAGAGTGCCCGTTACAAAGAACTAAAAGAAGATAAAACATACATTCCTGAAGATTGGGATGCAGAATGGCAACACTCTCTTGAAGAGTTTACTAGAATGTCTAACTCTCTATATCATAGAGCGCTAGAAGTAATGACTCCTATGTTAGGTAGAAAGAGAGCAAAAGAATCTGCTAGGTTCTTTAAAACAATGAACTCTCAAATTACTATGGATGTTATGTTTAATTGGCGTTCTTTTGTGCATTTTCTGAAGCTGCGCAACTCTGAGCATGCTCAGAAAGAAGTACGCGAACTGGCACAACAGATGCTGAAACTTGTAAAGGAGATACCTGGAGCTCCTTTTGCAAAAACTATCCAGGCGTTTGAACTTTAAGACAGTTCAATTAAGTGCAAAAGAAAAAGGGCCTTGAGTAGAAACTCTTGGCCCTTTTCTTTTTTTTAACAGATGTGATTTAACCCAAATCTAACAAGCTGAAGAACGCAGGATAGTTTGCGTCTGTTTCCAGACCCTCAAACTCTTCAATAGTAAACGCATGATGCTCAACTTCCTTTTCAACTTGCACTACGTCATTCCATTCTTTGACAAATTTGGTGTAGTTAGGGTTAACAACCTCTTTATCTGGTTCGCCTTTTTTACCTTTTTCAATAACAGTAGCTTCCACATTGATGAATCCTCCTGCATTGAGCTTTCCATATTGATTGACAAGTTCAATACGCATCTCTTCTGTTGTAGTATAAACCTCTGAAGCGATTTTTGCAACAGTAGTGATGTGGAATTTAAGCACAAAAGGAAGTTTTTCTTGAAGCAATCCTTTCACACCTGATGTAGGATTACCATTCAGTTCTACATGAATATCACGTAATTGTTGAACTGTAAGTTTGGTTTTTTTATTTTTGGCCATAATAATGAGTGTTTAAACTCTACAAAGATAACTACATTTTGTAGATCATGCAACTATTTTCCTTGACCTCTATAAGGTTTTTTGTAGTTTCTACTACCTTTTCCGCGGCTTTGTTTTGTCTTTGCATGAACACCAGGACGTGAAACCTTTGGTCGTTTGCTAAAAGTAGACAAAGTTGATGTTTTAGCTTTCATTAAGTTATTGGATTAGTTACTCTCCTTCTAAAGGGATTCCTGTAATTTCAAAAGTTACACCTGAAAACATTTCTTCTAACAGAAACTTTGTTCTTTTGGTTACTTCAAGCAAAAACTTGTTAACAACTCCGTGAGCATTGTTTGATGCACTCAGTTCTTGATTTGCAATATAAAACGGCAACACTGTAATAGGAACTGCATTATCTGTGTAATCTTCTTTAGAAGAGTACATGATGCAGTCTACAGGTGTTTCATTACCGTTGATGCTCAGGTGTAACACCAAGCGAAAATATGGGCTCTCATAAGTTCCATGATTATACTTAAGAGATGATGTTGCTTGTAAAGCCATGTTTTTTTTTGCTTTAAAAAATTAACTAAAGTTTATGGATCTCCAGGCAATGAACAGTCGCCACATCCTTCTGTATAGCACGGTACTAACACTTTGACTGTTCCTAAGTATATTTCCATCCAATAATTAGGTTCAGCAAGATACTTACCATTATTTACAAGTGATCCTACACCAGTATTAGGTGCACCGTTGTTTCTTTCATCTGGAGCCAGCGCGCTTCTTGTAGCATCAATTCTGAGCCATTTGCTTGTGGCAGGATCTGTAGACAAATGTATATGCGCTGAAGGATCTGTATGAACACCAACACCTGTGTTGTCCATTCTTACTCTTCTTATTCCATTTGTTGCAAAAGCAATTGCATCAGCTGCTGGAAAGTATATGCCAGTATTTGTGTCAGAACTGTTTAAGCCTGCTGATATTACTGGAAGTGACACTGAACCGGCACCTACCCTAATCTGACCATCATCCATGATTGTCAAACTAGCAGTGGCTGCTGAGTTTTCTACATGTAATGTCGTTGTTGATGAAGTAGATCCTGAACCCCTTACTTGCAATCTTGCTGCAGAAGGTACTGTAGCACCCATTCCAATGCCTACCATAGCAGCTTGACCTGCTACATAGATCATTCTTCCAGCTGTTGTTACCCCTGCTTGAAAGTAAATGTCAGAATTTGTGCTAGCAGAAATGTTGTTGCTAGCCACAAAACCTAACTTTACATCACCAACACTGTTGATTAATACTGTATTTTGTAAAGCACCATTTGCAAAAACACTGTTTACATAATTAAACTGACCTACTGCTGTATTGGCAGAATCATAAATGGTCAAACCATTTAGTGCATTAGAGGTATTTGATGTATTTCTAATGTTGACACCTTGAAAAGTATTATCAGCATAAGTAAATGTAGGAATACCACTACTGTTAACATTGAAACGTTCTGTTCCACCTGTAGAAATAGATACAGAATTTGCAGCTGGAAAATATATACCAGTGTCAGTGTCAGAACTATTTAGACCAGCGTTGATAATAGGATTTGCAGCGGTGCCAGCAGTTAAATTCAATCTTGCATTAGCATCTAAACGCATTGCTTCAGCGCCTCCTTCAACAAAACCTATGGTGTCTGCAGCTGGAAAATAAATACCAGTATTTGAATCACCGCTGTTTGCCAAACCTGCAGATATTACAGGTAATGCCGCTGTGCCTGCAGAGAATTGAATTTGCCCTGTAGCAGCTATTCTGAAAACTTCTGTTTGACCACCAAAGAAAGCAAAACGTCCACTGACGTTACTTACTGTTGAAAACCACATTGCAGGACCACCTGCATCACTTAAGTAGCCAATTGCTGTATCTACAGAGTTAGTAGTTATTGAAGGATTTAATACTATTTTAGTACCAGTACTTCTGGTTGTAAATGTTGGCGCAGATGTACCATTTGCATTAAAGTCAATTCTGTTACCACTAGCACCGTTCAAATAAATTTGAGCAGCACCCGTCGTTACATCATTTGCACGTGTTGATATAATTTGACCTGTAAATGTAGAACCAGCAAGTAATGCAAGACCTGTTGTTGGATGAACGTGGTCTTGGCGTGCGGGAATAGTAGATGTTCCTGCAGCAGCAGTACCTATTGCTTGAGGTGTTGCAGAACTTAGTAAACTTCCTCCTAAACCTGTTGCAGTAAGAGTTCCTGGAAATATAGCATTTCCAAACTCTGTTGTAGTATATAAATTTCTTCTACCTGCTGGATAACCACCCCACCATTGCATTCTGTATAGCGCAATGTTGTTGCTTGGAAAGCTAACATTCCATGTAGGAATAAACAAAACATAAACCTCATGAAAATGATTTCCCAATGTTCCTGATGGATGCCAAGCTATTTCAGCAGGAAATGGTAAAAAAATATGGCCTGGCCAAGAATTAATAGTTGTGGAAGAACTTGTATGAGCTGTCCAGGAACCGCTGTCATGCTTTTTGAATATTTGCACTTGTGAGTTATGTCCTTGGCTAGACCAGTACATGTAAAGTGCGTTCAGATACACATAGTTTTGTGCTCTTAGACGTATTCTAAAATATGGAGTACCATAAGGAATAACAAGAGACGAATCATTTTGATCGCCACCAACTAATCTTCGTTTGTCTTGATCTGTAGGTAATGCATCAGTCCATGTTACATTATCAGTAGATGTTTCTACCCAAACGTTTGCTATTGGATGACGTTCTGTTTTGTTGTCATACTGTGAATCAAACAGCGCCATTTCTCTAACAGTAGGCTGACCAAGATTATTTCTTGGGACACCAGCAGGAGCTTGAGCTTCTGCACCTATTTCTGTAGTAGTCCATGATACGTTTGCAGAACCATTAAAAGTTTTGCCAGTGCTTCCAATAGTAAG